GATTAATAAGGAGGTAAGTCCTATGACAGAAACAACAGAAGCAGTAGAAGAAACTGTAGTTGAAGAGTCAGTGGTCGCTCCAGAAGTTGATGCCGCAGTTGAAGAAGTAGCAGCCGAAGAAGTAGTAACAGAAGAGGCAGTAGCCGAAGAAGTTACTGAAGAGGTTGTTGTTGTCGAAGCGGAGTCCGTTGAGGATGAAGAGACTGTCGTTGCTGTTGAGGAATCAGCTGACGAGATCTCCAAGTCTGATGAAGCAGTAGTTGAAGCTGTTGCTGAAATCAAGAGCGTTCTTACATCAGCTTTTAGCGATCTAGCTGATACTGTAAAGTCTCTCCAGGAGCAGATTAATACAGTAACAAAGTCAGTCGATGCAGTAACCAACGAGGTTAACTCTGCAAAGTCTGAATTTAATGAGTTTGGAAAGAGAGTAGACGCAGTAGAAGCTGATACTGCTTTCCGTAAGTCTGGCGATCTAGGCGAGATTGTTCAGGATCAACCTGAGATGGTTGAAAAATCCCTATGGGGCGGTCGTTTCCTCAAAACAGCCGATTTGTTCAAATAAAAAAATCACTTAGGAGGTGACAATATGTCGGAAGAAATTATTAAAAACTATGATGCATCAACCAACAACACCATTAACGGTGAAGGTTCATTCGCATCAGGTGGCATTGGCGGAGTAACAGATCCAGGAGCAAACACTCTTGGTAACATTCCTACCGCTGAGTTTGGTGTTACTACAGGTCCGAATGCAGTAAACCCTTCGGGTGATGCAGCAAGCGGTATCCTACGTCCAGAACAGGCACGTCGATTCATCGATTATGTCTGGGACGCTACCACTCTCGCCCAAGATGGTCGTCGCGTAACAATGCGTGCAAACACAATGGAACTTGAAAAGGTTAACGTTGGTGAGCGTGTTATTCGTGCGGCCGCACAAGCAGATGCCACATATACAAACGCAGGTGCAACCTTCTCCAAGGTTGAACTTACCACCAAGAAGATTCGTCTTGACTGGGAAGTATCTGCAGAAGCACTCGAAGACAACGTCGAAGGTGCAGGTCTTGAAGACCACCTAGTTCGTCTAATGACAAATGCATTCGCAAATGACATTGAAGATCTAGCTATTAACGGTGATGGAGCTACAGGTTCATTCCTCAGCATCATGGATGGTTTTGTCAACAAGGCAAAGACCAACGGTGACGCACACGAGGCAGTTGTAACTGTTGCTAACGAAGCATGGACCCCAGAGGTTATGCAGTCAATCATCAACGCAATGCCACGTAAGTATCGTGCACTCAAGAACAACCTTAAGTTCTACGCTGGAACCGACGCATTCGGTGGCATCGTTAAGAACAACGGTACTCTTGCAGACGCAGTTGCAGAGGCATTCGCAGGTCAGCAGGTTGGTTCCACTCAGGCGAACCGTCAGGCTTACCTCGATGGCCAGGGACAGACATTCGGTGGAGCACGTACTACTCGTGTTCTCGGAATTGAAGTTCAGGAAGTTCCTTACTACCCAGCAGGTTATGTAGACCTTACATTCCCAGCTAACCGTGTATGGGGTTTCCAGCGTGACATTACCGTTAACCGTGAGTATGTCGCAAAGAAGGACACCATTGAGTACACCGTATTCGTACGTTTCGGTATTCAGTGGGAAGAAGAAGATGCAATTGCTTTCGCAGATGCAGATTCATCTGATTCCTAATAACTAAATAGTAAGAGGGGCAGGGGCCATATAGCTCCTGCCTCTTTTGCATTAATGTGTGATAATATAGATAAAGGAGAAATAATGTCAGAAGATCTAACGATTAAGTCAAAGACAAAGGGTATGCCTTCTACTGTAGATAGTGCAACAGAAGCATCAGTTATCGGCTCTTCCACCACAAACCGTGAGGGTAAGACAAATAAAAAAGGCTCAGTAGCAGTAACTAACAACGGAGCAATTGGTTCTCCGAATGCAGACAACAATAATGTTGCCACTAAGACTGTGGTAGATAATAAGGTAGCTGTGTTCTCAACCAAGAATGTTGACTGGCCTGGTGTTGGCAAGGTAGTCAAGGGATACAACATTGTATCTAAAGAGCAGTCAGAGAAGTGGTCTACACGTAACCACATCCGTATTGCAACGCCACAAGAGGTAGCCCAGGAGTTTGGTTTATAACATGGAAATATTGAGAGTCCCACCATACAATGTGCAAGCAACAGTAGATGTTGCAAATGCATCAAGTCCATATCACGTTGTGATCGAGGACATGACGGACCACTCAACTACATCTTCCTACGTTACATCTACCTCTAATTCAAAAGTTACTATTACTTTTCCTTCAGAGTATGATGGATCATATCTTGTAAATGTTGGAGGTGACGAGTATGAGTTTGACGTAGTTCGCCCATACTCCGATCCTACAGCAGTACCAAATCTAACTAGTGCAACAGAGATTGCAAACTATAGAAAGAACGAAGAGATTGCTAGAGCAATCATCGACTCAGTAATCCAAGATGGATTTTACTACAAAAAGCTTTACATCGACAAGCCAGGTCTTGGTGCAGACTATATGCCAATCTGGGTAGATGCTAAGCAGGTGCTACAGGTCAAAGAGAACAACGTAGTAATCTATGACCACGCTACAGAGAATGCATTTGTCTTAGACTTTGTTATTACAAAAGATAATTCAGCAATCGTTATGTCTTATTCTGGAGAGATCAACAGAAATGAAGGAGCTCCAATCGTTTTGCCAGGAGGATCCTCAGACTTTGTTGGAGCAGGGTATGCCAGGTTTGGAACCTTTAAGACTGGATATGACTACGAGATTCTAGTTCTAGCAGGACACAAGAGGCTACCAAGTGACATCGTTAGAGCTGCAGAGCTACTTATTGATGACCTAGCCTGTGGAAGACTAGACTACTGGAAGTCTTATGTTTCTGGGTATGACACAGATCAGTTCAAGCTAAAGCTTGACTCACGAGTATTTGAGGGAACAGGAAATATCATTGTAGACAAGATACTATCTAAGTATTCTAAGTCTATTACTACCGTCGGAGTTCTATAGTGATTTGCGAAACTCCAACAGTAATCTTTCCAATGCAGGCAGACATCTACTATCCAATAGTAGAGCAGAGTGCGTACGGTAACGTAACCAAGACCTGGATCCTAGATAAGACAATTGTTGGAAACTTCTCTCCAGCTGGTTCGTCCACAAAAGAAGAGATTGTTCCAAACGTTAACATCACACAGGACAAGCTAGTTCTTGGAAGAATTAAGTCAGACTTGCGTATCTCTAGCAATGAGAACATGAGCTCAATTACAAACGTAATCGTAACGAACATCAGAGACCGTGTATCAAATGAGATTTATCTAGAGACATCTGGTCCACGTGTAGGTAAGTCTACAATCTTTGAGGTAGCAACACAAGAACCACACATTGGTCCTTTTGGAACGGTAGACTTTTACAAGCTAATACTACGCAGATCCGAGAACCAAGCAGTGGACGTATGATACCAACACTAGATGATAAAAGGTTCATGGCTGACATGAACAACATCCTCAATTACGCTATAGGCTTTATAGATGGTGCCAAGATGGGCAAGGTTAAGATGCTTAACAATCTTGGTGAAGAAGTATCTGAAATGATCTGTAGCTACATTGACGCAAGTGCCAGGGTAGACCCACAATCACTTCACCATGTTTACGAGTGGTATCAGACTGGTAGCCCAGATGCAAGACTATTTGATATCTCTTATATAGCTAACAGTGGTGGCCTATCTATTAACTCAACCCTAACACAGTCTATATCTGTACAGCGTGGCTCTAAGGTACCATTCTACAACAAGGCAGAGATTATGGAACGTGGTGTCTCGATGCGTATTGCTCCAAAGGATTCTGCAGTGTTGGCATTTGATGATAATGGCGAAACGGTATTTACAAGAAAGCCAGTAACCATTTCAGATCCAGGTGGACCTGCTGTACAGGGTGAGTTTGAAAGAACACTAAAGCAGTTCTTCTCTACATACATGTCTCAGGCAATCCTTTCATCTAGTGGCATTCTAAGAAACTTGGGAAACCCAGTAGACTTCAAAACCAATCTAAAACAAGGTAAGACTGGTGGAAGGTCCGCTGGTATTAAAGTAGGGTATAATTGGATGACTAGGAGTTCTAACTAATGGCTATCACTTACCCACCAGTACTTATTAATGAGTACCTCTCAGAGAAGATTGGCGACCGCTTGCCAGATAGATTCTCAAGCTCCTTGAAGTTTTTTCCTACATTGCCTACAGATATCAATGCTCTAACAGAAACTTTCCCTGCAGCAGCTAATGATGTTTTCGGGGTATATGACAGAATGTTCAAAATGCGTAGAGGTCCATTCCCACACATCAAGTGCGAACAGCTACTCTACTACTTCTATAAGATGAACAGTGATCCAGAAGCACTCATAGAGACATCACAGGTTGTAGCAGACCTCCTTGACCGTGGAGATGAATCTGCACAAGAGCTCAATGCTTGGGTATCTAGCAAGGCTGTTGGAGACACAATTACTTTTGGTACTGGTAATTTAGCTAGAGAGTTTAAGCCAGTATTCTTCCATACCATTAAGATCTACCAGCTTGAAGAGACTAGAGATATCGTTGACTTTGGTACTGCAAGAACCTATGCTGGAAACAAGATCATTATAGACTATGACTACCACGTCAGAGATTATAATTAATCCAAAACGCATGTTATACTTATAACGAGGAAACAACGCCCATTATCCTAATAGAAAAATGAGGTGAAAAAATTATGGCATATACACGTGGTCAAAGTGCAAACATCATTGTTGGTGCAGCAGCACTTTTTACATATGAGCCAGCTGTAGGAGCAAGCAACCTTTCGGATGCAGACCTCCCAGCACTCGTTGAGGACGTATCGTTCAAGGAGACACTCTCCAATGACGCTGACTTCCGTAACGTTGGTTACACGTCTAACGGTCTAGAGATCCAGTTCCAGCCTGACTTCGGTGAAGTTCAGGTTGACCAGGTTCTTGACGTTGCTAAGCTCTACAAGCAGGGCATGCAGGTTAACCTTAACACTGCATTCGCTGAGGCAACTCTCGAAAACCTACTCTTCTCTCTAGCTGGTCAGGATTCTGACCTTGGAACCATTGGTTCTGGTTGGGGTGCAGGTAATGCTGCTCTTAACCTTTCCGCTGGTGACATCGGTGAGTGTCCTGTTGAGCGTGGTCTAGTAGCAGTTGGTCCAGGTACAGGTGACTGTGCTGCATCAGAAGCTATTGAGCGTATCTATGTTGCATACCGTGCACTCTCCATCGAGAGCGTTACAGTATCTGCAAAGCGTGATGAAGCAACAATGTTTGAGGTGTCTTTCCGACTCCTTCCAAACGACACTGCTTCTTACGGTAAGATCGTAGACCGTACTCTCTCTCTTATTTCCTAATAAATAAGCGAAGTACACATTGGGGCTGCCCAAGCATTAAGTTGCTTGGGCAGCTCTATTTTGCTATACTGTAGTAATGGCTACCAAAGTATATGATAAGGGCACAGTGAACCTTATCGATGGAACAGAACTAGAGATCATACCACTCAAGATTAAATATCTGCGTGAGTTTATGACTATGTTTGAGTTTGTAAAGACCGCATCTGATGATGACGAAGCCATGCACTTTTTGGCGGAATGTGCAGCAATCGCAATGAAACAGTTCCACCCACTTATTAGTACACGTATTGGCGTAGAGGATAACATGGACATGCCAAACGTATACAGGCTTATCGATCTAGCTGCTGGCATTAAGCTTAATCAAGAACGTAAAGAAGAAGAGACAGTCGCAAAGGATGCAACTGCAAAAGGCCAGACCTGGGAAGATCTAGACCTAGCCAAACTAGAGTCAGAGATATTCCTGGTCGGTAAGTGGAAAGACTATGCAGAGCTAGAGCTCTCAATGTCTATGCCAGAGATAATCGTCACTCTTGGTTCAAAGAGAGATCTAGATTATGAAGAGAAAAAGTTTCTTGCTGCGATTCAAGGAGTTGATTTAGACAAAGACTCTGGAAAAACAAATGCATGGGAAGAAATGAAGGCTAGGGTATTCAGTGGTGGAAAGACTGGAGACCCTAACGATGTGGTAGCATTACAAGGAGCAAATGCAGCTAAGGCTGGTTTTGGTATTGGTATGGGACTTGGATACGAAAACGTCACTGCTTCTGGATCACAACCTTTTGGTAAAAACAAATAAAGTCTCTATGTTATAATTAATTAAAGCCTATTAGGAGGACACTACTATGACTACATCAGTCAGCGAAGCAAAAAAAATTACACTAATCGATGGAACAGAAATTACTGTAAGACCACTCAAGATCTCACTTCTACGTTTATTTATGAAGAAGTTCGAGGGAATTGCAAAGGTTGCAGAAGATAACGACAAATCAACAACTGTACTAATGGAATGCGTTCAGATCGCAATGCAGCAGTACGCACCAGAGCTAGCGGCTGACCGTGAGGCACTGGAAGACAATCTAGACCTACCTACGGTTTACAAGATTGTCGAAGAGGCTTCAGGTGTGAAGCTCGGAGAAGTTGCAAGTCTTCTCAACTAATCACGAGGTGTAAATTGAATGGCTGATATCGAGTCAAATATTGATATTAATATTAATGCTGATCAAGCATTAGCTTCTATCAAGCGACTTCAGGCAGAGATATCAGCCTTTCACCAAGCCATGTCGAAGGGCAGTGCTAAGGCCGCCCAGGAAGCTGCACTACTACAGCAGCAGCTCGTAAACTCAATTAATGCTACTGGCAAGTTCTCTGCAACAATGCAGACTGTATCTACAAGTACAGAATCTTTTACTACAGCACTTGAAAAGAACAAGCTGTCCATGGGGCAGTACTTTAAATATGCCGTTGCGTCAACACAGGGTTTTGGCAAGGTATTCCGTACCGAGTTTGACACCATTGAAAAGGTTGCTCGTGAAAGAGTAAAGACCCTACAGACTCAGTACATCAAACTTGGTAGAGATGCTAACGGAGCCATGAAGGCTATTTCCGTTAGACCTCTTGCTTTAGATATGGAAGACCTTGGTACCAAGGTTGCCATTACAGCACAGAAGCAACAGCTATTAAATCAGCTTCTCAAGCAGGGATCTACAAACCTACTTAACTTTGGTAAGAACACTCAGTGGGCTGGCCGTCAGCTCATGGTTGGTTTTACAGTTCCACTAACAATCTTCGGTGCCACAGCAGCCAGAGAGTTCATGAAGCTAGAAGAGCAGGCAATTAGATTTAAGCGTGTCTACGGCGACAGTATGACTCCGTCAGATGAAACTGACAAGATGATTCAGCAGATTCGTGACCTATCCTCTGAGTTTACTAAGTATGGCGTATCTGTAGAAAAGACAATGTCTCTTGCAGCAGATGCAGCTGCAATGGGTAAGCAGGGTGCAGACCTCATTGCCCAGGTAACAGAAGCAAATAAGCTAGCCGTTCTCGGTGGGGTAGACCAGGCAGCAGCACTTGAAACTACTACATCACTAACTAACGCATTTGGTGTAGCTGCAGATCAGCTATCTGGAAAGATCAACTTCCTTAACGCAGTTGAAAACCAGACAGTTACATCGATTGAAGACTTAACAGAGGCCATACCAAAGGCTGGTCCAGTTGTACAGCAGCTAGGTGGAGACGTAGAAGACCTAGCATTCTTCCTGACAGCAATGAAGGAAGGTGGAATCGATGCAGCAGAAGGTGCAAACGCACTAAAGTCTGGTCTTGCTTCGATGATTAATCCAACAAAGGAAGCTACAGATCAGCTCGGTAGCATGGGGATTAACCTTAAGGCTATTGTTGATAACAACGCTGGCAATGTAAAGAACATGGTTACTGGTCTAGCAACAGAGCTAGACACCCTAACAAGCATTGACAGAGCAAAGGCAATTGAGACACTCTTCGGTAAGTTCCAGTTCGCACGTATGTCAACACTATTCCAAAACGTAATTGCAGAGGGTAGCCAAGCATCAAGAGTTCTAGAACTAACTAATGCATCAACACAAGAACTAGCTATTCTAGCTGAGCGAGAAATGAAGAGAATTGAAGATTCTCCAATGTATAAGTTCCAGAAGGTCATGGAAGATCTGAAGGCAACGTTGGCACCAATTGGTGAGGCATTCCTTAAGGCTGTTACTCCAATTATTGAATGGGGTAGCGGTGTTCTAAAGTCATTCAACAATATGGGTGAAGGTGCCAAGCAGTTCCTAACCATTGCTGTAGCAGCTATTGCAGGTCTAGGTCCAGTGCTTCTAATGACATTTGGTCTTATGGCTAACGGTATCGCTAACATCATTAAGATGTTTGGTGTGATGGGTGGCCTCTTTGGAAAGCTAAGCGGTCAGTCAACTACCCTTGGTCTAGATACTCAGTACATGACACAAGAGCAGCTAGAGGCTGCAGCTGTAGCGTCATCACTCAACCAGACACACCAAAGCTTAGTTCAAACATTCACATCTGAGGCAACTGCCGTAAATGCTCTTGCTGGTGCATATAGAAATGCAGCTGTTGCAATTCAGGGCGTACAGCGTCCAATGATGCCTGCTGCTCCAATGCCAGGTGCTGGTGGAACAAAGAAGTACGCCAACGGTGTTTATTCTGTTCCTGGTCCAAAGGGTGCTGGTGACATTGTTCCTGCCATGCTTGCTCCTGGAGAAGCAGTCATCCCTGCAGATAAGGCAGATAAGTATCGTGGATTAATCCAGGGTATCATTGGTGGAAAGATTCCAGGATTTGCAGAGGGCGAAGTAAAGGTAAATGCTCCAAAGGGTGCAGGATTCAATCAGTCGCACTTCTCTGGCTCAAGTAGAATGACTGGGCAGGAGTTGTTGGATTGGTCGGCAACACAGCCAGAAAGCGTTCAGATAAAGCTTCGTAAAAAATTAGATGATCAGCTGAAATACTTTGCTAATGAGCAAGAGATGCTTGCGTATGAGTTCCAGACATATACAAATGAAGTTGTTAACATGTCTGCAGATATCAATAATAGACTTGGTCAGAGTAGCACTGGGAATGAAAAGGCTGTAGTCCCAGCTGGAGAGATAAAGGCAGATTTTTCTAGAACTAGAGAGCAGGCACATGGTGAGGCAGCCAGACTTATGGAAGAGGCTGGAGTACCAGCTGACAGAATTAAGCAGGTACTAGGACAGCTTGCAGATGAGATTGATTCAGGTCTCACCGCATTTGGTGATGAAGTTGAAATGACTGGCGATGACCTCGATGCTGTTATATCGTCAGCGTACGATAGAGTGCAGGCCACCAGTTCAGAGCTTGACGCAGCTCGAACAAAGATGGGAAAAACTAGTGGATTCTTGAGTGCTAGACCTGGACATAATACAAGAGTTGGAGTAACAACAGACGAATCTCCTACCACGTTCTATCAAGACAGAAGAGAAGAAAATAAGGCAGCAGCTGAGAGGTACTCCGATAGAACTCCAGTTTTTGCCGACAAGGCTTCCATCAACTTTGCTGGATCTCAGGCAAGACAAGACAAACAATTATTCCAGGACCTAGCAGAGGTTGATAGACAAGCAGCGATAGATATTGTTAATGCACAAAAAGAAGATAGAGTTTCTATGTTGCGTGAGGCTGCCGCTAAGGCAGGGCTTGGCACACCAGGAACTTCAGGAGCAACAGCCGTAACCCCACGACAAGACGCCGTTGACGATGTTAAAGAGTATCAGACCACAGTTGAGGCACAGACACCAGAAGATCTATATCCAAAGATTGGACGAAAGAGAAATAGTCCACACGAGCAGGTAGGCAAGGATGCTAAGGACGATGTAGAAGAGTACCAAAGAGTTGCTGACAAGGAAGCTAAAAAGGCAGGAAGGAAGTCTGGTGGCAAAATTGACCCAGCTGCCGCTCAGCGTATACGTGACGAAGTAAAAGCAGCACAGGCAGAAGAAGATAGACGACTTGGAATCTCAGCTGGCGGTCCAGCCCCAGTAGTAGTTCCACCAAGAAAGCCAAAAACTCTTGTAACTGGCGAAGTTGCAATGACAGATGTTGAGAATGCAACAAGGCGTGGACAGCGTGAGTCTGGAATGCTAGATGGCTCTGGTAGTCCAACTGCAGATAGAATTGCAGCAAAACTTTCTGGCGGACTTGATTGGGTACGTGGCAAGGCACCAAAGCTAGCTGCTGTAATCGATAACAAACTTAATGATCTAGATAAGATGCTTGACCTTGAGGGTAGACACCAAGCAGAAGCAGAAGCTGTACAGAAGCGTGCAATTATTGCACAAGAAAAGGTAGCCTTAGCGTTAGAGGCAGAAGCAGCACGTATGTCGGCTGCAGGAGAGACTGGCCCTGTTTCTGTAGACCCATCCAAGGTACTAAGCAGAAAAGAACTTCTTGCATATGAAAAAGCACAAGAAGATGAAAAGATAAGAAACCAAAAAGATTTAGCACGACAGAAGAGACAAAAGAGAGCTCAGGCAATTGGAACTGCAGGTGCTGTTGCGTCTACGGCAATAGGTATGATGTCTATGGCTGGCGGAGATCTTGGAAACTTTGCACAGGCTGTTGGCCCAGCCGTACTTGCATTCTCTACTGTCGGTCCAATGCTAGCAGCAATGCCACCGCAGGCTGCAATTGCGGTTGGTGCTATTGGAGCTTTGGTTGCAGCATTTGTAGCAATTAAGACAAACCTAGATAACATAAGATCAGAAGCAATGAAGACAGCAGAAGCTCTAGGTACAAGTGAGGTTGCACTTAGAAAGTATGCAGAGTTTGCAAACAAGGTAACTGCTGGTGAAATTAAAGATAGAGAACGTGCAGCTCAGGCTACAGGCTATGGCGTGCAGACTGGTAAGGGATCTTTTGGTCTATCATTTATGCAGTCTGAGCAGGGTAAGGGACTTTTAGAATCTGTAAAGACAGCTAAAAAAGGTGGCATGGATACCCAGTCAATGATGGTTAATCAGATGATGGCAGCCGTATCCTCTGGTGCATTAGACATTACACAGGCACGTAGCGTTATTGCCCAGCTTGCTACAGAAATGGGTGACTATGATTTTGGTATTAAGGTTAATGGAGAGCTAAGTAACATTCTTGGTCCAAATGGAGAAAATATCCTAAAGGATCCAATCGGTGTTCGTGTGAGAATGATCGATGAAAGAAACTCACAGCTAAATAAGGGTGCTAACAGAATCAGTGAGGTGGCTGCTGGCGGTGCATCGGCACAAACTGCCCTCGGGGGTGTAGTAGCAGGAGCTGGTGCTATTGCAGGAATAACTGGTGCAACTGCTGGCATGATTGCATTTGGTGGTGCGGTAACTGGTGCAGCACTAGGAACATCTTCTATAGCTGCAACATTCTTAGGACTTTCTGCAGCAGCTGGTCCAATCGGTCTTGCTGTTGCTGGAGTAGCAGCACTTGGTCTTGGGGTATGGGCAGCATACGACGGAACACAAAAACTCGAATCGGCATCAGCAGCCTATGTGGCACAAGGTGTAATGGCACTACAGAACAACCAAGAGATTCTAGACTCTCTTGACATTGAATACCAGAAGAAGATTGAGATTGCTAAGGCTGCAGGAGATCAGGCTGAAGCCGAAAGACTTACAAATGAATACCTAAATGGTCGCAATGAAGTTCTAGCTGCAAATGCAAGAACTATGACTAGCATGTCAGATAGCTTTGCAGGTGCTGACTTTGCTGCAAGAGGTGCAATGGGACGCTCTCTGGACACAGCAATTGAAAATACCTACAAAGACGATGCACTAGCTCAGATGACAGCTATTGAGGCTAGAAACCAAATTGTTGCAGCTACAGCAGATACCCAGCAGGGAAACAAGAACGAATACACCATGAAGCTTATGCTTGCTTCTGGAGACGTAGACCCTGGCCTAATGCTAAGCCTTGTAGAAACATTCAAAGACAGCGAAGCAGACATGACTGCTATGGTCACCTACATGACCAACCTTGGCACAGCCGAAGGTGCAAGATTGATGAAGACAATTGGTGCCTTCCAAAATGCAGATGGAACGCCAAACACTCAAGCTCAGAAGACATTCACTGCAAACTTTGTTGAAGGAAAAGCACCAGAAGAAACAAAGAAGTATCTTGATTTGTTTGAAGAGATCTCCAAGGGCGAGTCTGCTGGTCTAGAAATTGGTGCTGCACTAAACTTCTATAATGAAGATCCTGCAGCCGCAGAGGAAGCCGCAGATCAGTTGGCTCAGCTAAGAGAGCAAGCTAAGCAAGGTCCAATATCTCTTGACTATATTGTTACTCTTTACGGACAAGAAGTAGGCGACATTATTGCTAGCAACCAGGCCTACTTTGAGAGTTTGCCACCAGATCAGCAGGTTGTTTATACCACTGTGCTTAAGACAGTTAGAATTGGTGTTGGTGCTGCAGGCGATAAGACAGACGACCGCAAGGCATATATTAACTGGGCAAAGGCACAGGGATATACTGTAAGCGGTAAGGGTGGAACTCAGAGCTGGAACGATGCATCTACAGAAAACCAGTACATAAACCAAAAGGCAGAAGAAGTAACTAAGGCCAATATGGCTGCACAGCAGGCTCAGGAGGCAGCTGCAGACACTGGCCCAGCAGCTGGTGGTGGTGGAGGCGGACCACAGAGCTCAATGCTTGATGACCTACTCAAAAAGCTAAAGCAAGTTCAGATGAATGCTCTTGAAGTAACAAAGGGCTGGGCTGCATCTAGAACTGCACTAGATAACCTATTCCCAGGTGGTGGAAGTAATTCTCCGTTTAATGGTATCGAACAGGCAATGCGTAGACTCGGTGCCAATGAGCCACTAATTAATCTTATTGCTGGTATGGATCCAGATGAGTTTAAGAAGCGTAAGGACGAGCTCTTCACGTTTGACGAGAATGGTAACATTGCTGGTTTTAGAGAGAGCCTTCTCTCCATCTCAGCAGCACTACGATCAATTGCATTTGGTGAGTTCCAGAGTAAGCAGCAGAAATCAATAGCTACAGTAAACGACCAGTCAGTTGCAATGCGTAAGCTTGTGTCTGTCGGGATGTCGACTGCTGACGCATATGCTATTGTTTCAGATGCCACAATGGCTGCCTCTATCGCACAGGAATCAAATCTAGACATTGTAAGACAGTCTGTAGCTCTATACAGAGAGTCTGAAAAGGCAATTAAGGATCAGGCCGCAGCTCAGGCGGTAGCAAGCAAAAACCAGCAGACAGTAGACAAGAGAGCACTAACATCTTTTCTAGCTGCAAATGCAGGCAACTACACAGACAAGCAGATGCAGGCAATTCTATCCGATGAAAACCTACAGCGTCTAGTACTTACCCCAGGCATTGACCCAGCTACCCTAGAGCAAGCTCTAAAGGATGCAGAGAACGCAGCAGACCTAGAAATTGATGTAAAGAAGCTAACCCTTAAGGGCATGGAAGAAATCTTTAATGATGGATTCAGCAAGGCTATGGAAGCCTTTGCAGCTCAGGAGCAGGCTATTGACATTAAGTTTAAAGCTAAGACTGACCCACTAAACGATATAATTACTGCTGCTCAGCAAGCCATTGAAGATATTCAGAACCGTGCTGGCGGCATGGATGACCTTGAGGCTGATCTAACTAGAATCGGTGAAAAGGAAAAGGAAATCAATGATAAGTACACTGAGCGAAATGAAGCACTAGACAAGGTAAGAACTGCTAATGAAGCACTAGTCTCACAGCAGAAGGCTCAGCTTACACTTGCAGATGCTCTTTCTCAGGGTGATATTTCTGCAGCAGCCAAGGCAGTACAAGACCAGCGTGCACAGGCATCATCTGATGCAATTGCAAACCAGCAGAAGATTCTAGACTCTGCAAGGCAGCTTGAGCTTGACAACCTAGTTGGGCAGATGGGTCTAACTAGAAAGCAAATTGAAGAGCAGATTCTATCGCTAAGAACTCAAATCTTCAACATAGAAGAGCAGATGATTGAACCAGCAACTCGACAGATTGCATTGCTTGACCGACAGAAAAAGATCGAGATTGATAGTCTTACCGTACTTGGAAAGACAAAGCAGGAATGGCAGAATATCAAGGCTAAGATTGAACTTGCTAAGACTAGCAGCAAGGAATACAAAGAAGCCATGGAGCAGGCACTTGGTGTTGTCCAGGGTATTCTTGATAAATGGACAGAGATTGAAAAACCTAAGACTACAGTACACACGATTATTACAAGAAACATTACTGAGGGTGACCCTGCTGGTAACATTGGTGTAAGCGGAGATACTGTTGGTGGTCCAGGCTCTGGATCAGAACAAGAGACTGGAGCCCCAGGCGGAGGTCCAGGAGGAGCAGCTGCATCTGGTAAGAAGACTAGCTCTCAGTGGAACTCTATGGCTGGATCAAGCGACTATGCCAACCTAAGTAAGCGTTGGAAGGCCATGCAGGATGTAACAAATCCAATGGGACAGCCTAGAATTCAAGTACAAAAGCTCTGGGATGAATATGTCTGGTGGAACAAGACAGCTAATACACCAATGAAGCAAAAGAAGATTGCTGACTTGAAGGCTGGCTTCACAAAGTACGGATACAACACTGGTGGTTTAATTTCTGGAATTGGAAACAAGGACAAAATAAGTGCCATGCTTACTCCAGGAGAGTTTGTAATCACAAAGCCAGCTGTACAGGCATTCGGGGCATCAAACCTAAGCGACATAAACAACGGAAAATTCTCAACTGGTTCCATGTATAATAATACTTATAACATTAGTGTGGATGTCCGAGACGGAAATGCAAACAACATTGCGAAGGCAGTTGTGGCACAAATCAAGCAAGCAGACTCACAGCGAATTAGAGGAAATAGGTTTTAATGTCACAAGTAGCATACCTGAAGGGTAGAACTAAATACCAGCGTCCACAGGCAATGCTATGGGCAAACAATCCTGGTTCCGTTGTTCTTTTTGACGAAGATCAAGGTAGCTACTATGTTCCTAATGGTCTTGAGGTTGGATCTGTAGATCACAATGGTGACGACAACTACTCTGGTGATGAATTCATAATCCTTTCTGACGATAACAGAAAAGACATAGACTTTAAGCCAGAGAGAATTGAAAAGCGTGAACGTACCATCAATGGAAGAATGCGTTCTTATCACATTGCTGACAAGCTTTCCATCACAACGTCCTGGGAGATGCTCCCATCACGCTCAGCTTCGCTCACACCAGCATTTAACTCAACAACTGGTATAGAGTCAGACGCTGCTTTTATGTACACCACAGACGGCGGTGCAGGCGGTGTAGAGCTACTCGACTGGTACCAAAAGAACACTGGTTCTTTCTGGGTATATCTTTCATATGACAAGTATTCAAACTTCGGTAAGTCTGATGCTGCCTATGGAAACCTTGGAAAATACAGCCAGGTAGTAGAGGTATTCTTCTCAAGCTTTGACTATAGTGTAGTAAAGCGTGGCGGAACCAATCACGACTTCTGGAATGTTTCGGTAACACTGGAAGAGGTATAGTATGTTTACGAATACTAGCCTACAGGATCACCTTGAGACTTCATCATCTATTGGTGTTAGCTCTACCATCATTGCAGAATGGAACATGAATGTTGCTAATAATATTGCAAAGGTTGGTAACTACAGATTCCGACCAACAGCAGAAGCTGTATCAGAAGATGGGGTATACAGACTGCTCCAGACATCGTATGATCCAAATGACGGTGGTCAAGATGCTTCTGTAGTTAAGTTTTACACTGGTGCTACAGATGCGGATGTGGTAATTGATGGTGGTATTGATAAGACAGAAACACCGCTAGCTTTTACATCTATTAAGGAAAAGGAAAAGCTCCTTTATTCCCTCGAAGACTGCCTCAATCGTTTTAGACCACGCTCTGGAATCAACAAGGCTAGATTCTTTGACGGTAAGTACGTACACCACGACAACGTAGACATGACAAGTCGTCCAAGATACTATATGCCACACAAGGAAGATAACTTCAAGTATTGGTCATCATTTAGAACAGAAGACAACGTTGAACGAGGCATCTCAAAGAACTTTAACGGTAGATACTATATTGACGATGCTGCACCATTTGTTGTTTATGAGAATGAGATTCCTGTAAACAGAATCATTGTTAAGATGCAGACAAATGTCGGTAGCGTAAACCTTGGACCATACACTAACTCTTACACAACATTCTCTGACCCACTATATGGTGATAACAATAAGACAACACCAGTGAGATGGAAGATCCAGTACCTTGATGGTAGCAGCTGGGTAGATGCAGTCTCTTTTGACGAGCTATCAACTAGAGAAGATGGCTCAGCTATCGTTAAGAGCGATGGCTATGTAGAGGTATCCTACGGCCTAGTCGTTCCAGAAAAGTATTCCAATAGCTTTAAGATTGCTGGTGAGTACAGCTCTGCTAATGCCCTTCCAGTTTCAGCAAATATTGGTGATGCTTACCTAGTTAAAGAAACATCAACAGACATCGGAGACTTCTTCGTATGGGACGGCGACGGCTACGAGTCATTCCAACCAGTATATAACTGGCACATCAGTGATGATGTTGTAACCAACAAATCAAACTTTGCTACAGACCTCGTATCGCCAGAAACATTTATTGACCCAATAGACTCGAAGAGCAAGTACCGTGAGATACAGTATATCTCTGGCGTAAGAGTTGTTGCAGAAACAATGAACGTTGATGACTGTACATTCGATCTAATCGAAATGTCACCAAGACTAGCTGTAGATCTTTCTGACAAGGTAACTGACATCTCAATTACTAAGAGTGCTTCTGACCTAGGAACCAGCGGTATGCCAGTAGGGCAGATCCTGGCATCTACTGGAAAGATTAACCTCTTTGATTATGACAATGCATTTAGTGATACAAACATAGACAGTATCATCTCAGACGCATTCTCCCAGAACATTCAGATCAAGATTTATGAAAACATTCTTAACGTTGGAGACCAGGACTTTTCTATTCCAGTTAAGACAATGTACACTGAGGGATTCCCAGAGTTAAATAAGCAGGACAGATCAGTCTCTATGTCAATTAGAGATCTATTCTTTTATTTTGAATCTATCTCTGCACCACAGATTCTTATCCAGAACGCATCAGTAAGCTACGCAGTATCTATGCTACTTGACTCAGCAGGGTTCTCGAACTATACATTCAGAAGAAACCCAGATGAAACAGAAGCAACGATCCCATACTTCTTTGTTGCACCAGACAAGAGTCTTGCTGAAGCACTACAGGACATCGCCATCTCAACTCAGACAGCAATGTTCTTTGATGAATACAACAACTTTGTAATGATGAGCAAAAACTATATGATGCCTAGTATCGATGATAGGGCAACAGATATGACGCTCATTGGTTCAACAGACTTTACTGACGACGGCATCCTTGAGAACAAGGCAACGAATACAAAACTAGCAAACATCATCAGCCTTAACTCTACAAGTAACAGCGTATACAACGATGGTTCTATTCGCTTTACTAATCGATACATCCAAAGATCATACAACTCTATCAAGCAGGCTAGCAGAATTGACAGAGACAAGTCCTGGATCTACAAGCCAGTACTGCTTTGGGAAGTTGCTGGCACTGAAGCAACGAAGTCAAAGAATGAAGAGACAGCGTCACAGTCAACATACACGCTATCTGCAGTTCCCCTTAACTCAACACTTACGCAGGCGGTACCAGAGGTAGTTGCTGGTGTGCTAGTAAATAACACTATGGACTTTGGCGATGCAGTCTACTGGATTGGTAGATACACTGGTTACTTCTATTCAAATGGTGAGGTTATCAAGTACGATGCTGTAGAATACAGCGTTCCAGGTACTGGAAATGTATGGATTAATAATGTTCAAGAGTACCAATCTTATTTCTCAAAAATACCATTCAATGGCAAGCTATACCCAACTGGTCTTGTAAGAATTTATGCCGAGCCAAACTACGAAGAGCGTGATGGAATAACTATTCTAAAGAACGGTAGCGTAGCAAAGCACGGTCGTGGACAGTTCGGTACGGCAGTAGCAACCCACACTGCTGGTCTAGATCCATACTGGTCAAATACAGACAAAGATACAGCACCAGTTAGAGGTCTAGACATGGAGTCTAAGTATCTATTCTCTGGCGATACAGAGTTTGTCCTTTCTGGTGTTTATAGCGAACATGCAGATAAAGGTGATACAGAGTTAGCAGATAGAAAACTACCAGTTGTCATTACTACTGTCAGTGGATCTCAAGTTCTAATGACACTAGCAGCCCATGGACTAATTAATGGCAGACAGGTTGTAGTAAGCACAACTGGAATTATGCACACTGGTTTAACTGAAGACACGATCTACTATGTCATAAACAAAACATCAGATACATTCCAGATATCAAAAACTCTGGGTGGTAGTCCAGTAGAGATAACAGAGGTTGGAAGCGGAAACTATTCAGTTGTAGCACTTCCAGACTGGAAGACCTCCACCGTAACAATTACACATGGAGATCCTACAGTTGTGTCACTAGTTGCACACGGCCTAGTTGAGGGAGATAGATTATTCTTTACAACTACTGGTGTGTTACCAACTGGCATGACTGCTAAGCAAGTCTATTACGTATACTATGTTATTGATGCCGATAGCTTTGAGATTTCTGCATATCCAGACGGTACTTCACTTGAGACCACGGCAGCTGGAGCAGAAGTACACACGCTTCATGCAGTTAGTGCTGTTGGGCTGCTATCTGTAATTAATAACCATAGATTTGTCTCTGGAGATAAGGTAAGATTCGTGGGTGGTGCCGAGGGCATCGACTACAACGAAGTTCAACCACTACCAGCACCACTAGTAGCGGATACAGACTATTACATTATTACAGAGGGTCTTACACCAACTAAGTTTATAATCTCAGAGACACTAGACGGTACACCAGTTAAGTTTAAGCAAACACACCAGCTTATACAGTTTATGACTAACCTTAATGTGGCTCAAACTACGCTAAACTCTAAGATAATTGTTCCAGATGTTAGCAAGATCCATGAAGAGTTTACCGTTGAATTTATCAGTGGTGTTGGTAGAATTCTTGACGGTACAAAGGTTACAGCTATTGACACGGTCAATAATGTAATTACTATTGATCCACCAGCACAGAAGCAATTGCTAAGAAACTTTATTGACCCAGCTACAGAAGTTCCTGTAATTAATCAAATAAGAATTCTAGACAAGGTAGATACAGTAGTTGGAGCTGCAGGGGTTAATACTGCTCTTGCACAGAAGGCATCTCGTAATGGAATTATCAAAAACTTCTTGAGCACTGCAAACCTCAGAGAGACAGATGTCAATCAATTCCAATCTACACAAACGGGAACAATTCAGTCATCTGCATTTGTATTTAATGGTCCAAACTTTGAGGCTACCCAGACACCACTAGACTTTATAACCTATGCGTATAAAGAGCTAGAGAATAGCTACACACACTTTGGTACACGAATGAGAATCATTGGTCAGATTAACGCTACAGAGAATAGTCAGACTCCAGTTGGAAGTACAGCCTATTACACTGTAAACTCAACAATCTCGCCAGACCAGGATATCTCAATCTCTGGTGGATCTGGTGGTCTTGGAATCATGATTAATCCAGAAACAAATAGTGGATACTATCTAGAGATCATCACGCTAACAGAGAATAACTTAAAGCAGTACTCTGGTAATGCAGACATTCACAATATTATCTTTTATAAGGTAAAGAAGAATGCTTCAGATCCTGCAGCTACTGCATCATCAAAGGCAATCCCAGTAAAGCTATGGGGTGGAACTTCACAGTTTGTTGTTGACGATGGCTTGTTCACTGGTCAGTATAGAATGGCTGCTGAGCAAAATCCAACGGTATATGATATTGCCATTGAGTATGCCGATAGCGGTAACGATAGAACATTCCACATCTATCTAAACGATAAGATCATAGCCACAGTAGTAGACACAGACCCACTACCAAAGTACAACAACATGGCAATGTTTGTACGAGGCTCTGCTAGATGTATGTTTGAGAATGTTTATGCTATTACAAATAACTATGCAGAAAACACGAAGGCACAACTTGATGTCTCAAAGTCTCCAGTATTTGGAAGTGATAACGACACCGTAACAACCTCATTGAGAAAGTATGCCATGAGTGGTATTGTACAGTCGAAGTATCTAAATGGAATTAGTCCAGCTCAGCCACCAAAGTATCAGATGTACTTTGAAGAGTTTGGAACTATCATGCGTGAGGCTGCGTACATGAACATTAAGTATGACAAGGCATACCCTGCTCTATACTCTAAGATCTCACCAACATTCAATAACCTCAAGGGTTACACCGTATCTGGCTATATTGGAAGTAGTTATGGTGCAGAGTTCATGATCTTTAATAACACAGATACAGCACTTAGCCTAGATGAAACAACTGGAAACTACCTCAGAATTCAGGGTATAACGTTTACACAGCAATCACAGCAAGAGCTAACAGTTGACGACTACTTCTCTAACATTAGTGACTTCTCAAACATTAATGCGTCCGATGTAGACGTTGTATCATCGATTAACCGTGTAAAGAAAGACTACCAGGATATAAAGAATAGCCGTATGTCTTATGGAAGAAAGCAGTTCGCTCTTGATGCACCATATATTCAGGACCAGGATACAGCAGAAAACCTAATGTCCTGGATGATTTCTAAGATAATGAAGCCTAGAAAGTCAGTCGGCATGTCTGTATTTGGAGTGCCAACATTGCAGCTTGGTGATATCGTAGAGATAGACTATAATGATAAGTCTGGGAACAATGAAATTTCGTTGAATGATTCACGATTCGTTGTTTACCACATAGAATACAAGAAGGACGCTAAGGGTCCATCACACGTAGTATACGTTAGCGAGGTAGTATAGTGTCAGATGAAGTTTCAGCACTACCATTTATCGTAGAGCCAATATCTATTACACCTGCACCTAAGCCAGTTAAGGTTGCTACACCAGACATTACATTGCTGCAGTCTAGTGCTCTTCCAGTTGACTCTATGACTGATCTAGTGTTCCGTGATATTGGTGGACATGAAATTATCAATGTTGCAAGACAAAACCTAGTCAATGGCCAAAACGTTTCATATCAGCTTATAGGTGACATTAGAGATCTTGAGCAAGAGTATAATTCTAAAAACATTATTCCTATGCCAGGATCGTCAGATAAATACTTTAACTCAAAGCCTATTGATCTTCTTTCACACATTCCTAATGTTGGTAACGGGGCAAATGGTGAGCATATCTATCTAGAAAACGGGGTATCGTTCGAAACAAGCACTGGAGATATCGTTATAAACGTGGTCAATCTACTTCCAGGTGAACAGGTAGAGATAGAGATCATTACTCCAGACATGCTGTTTGATGATACAATGTATTAAGATAGGAAAACAATGATTACAAACACAGGTAAAACGATTCTTGCTAAGTATCTTATCGGTCAAACTCCAAGCTATGCATCTTATATTGCAATTGGGTGTGGGGCCAAGCCACTAGCGACAGCAACGGCTTTTGGTGACTACTCTGCCAAGAAGTCACTAGATTTTGAAATGTTCCGTGTACCAATCACATCTCGTGGATATGTCGTTGACAACGGTGTGTCACAAGTTGTATTTACAGCAGAGCTTCCAACAGAAGAGCGATACGAGATTACAGAGATTGGCGTTTACTCTGCTGCTAGCAACCAGTTGGCTGGAAACTATGACAGTAGAAACCTATATGCATTCTCTGACTCAGAGAAGTGGGAACACCACACCGTATCTCCAAACCTAGCTGTAGAGATTGAAAAGTTTAAAAACCCACTAGACGTTGACAATAACAATATTATTTCACTACCTGGATCACTAACTGCATTCCAGGCAAACTCTGACAACAAGCTATTCTCAAGTGAAGATAGAGTATCTAGATATGAGCGTTGTAGATTCTTAAATAATATCATTGCAATTAGAGGTGATGACTCATCGATAGCATCCTCTTCTGGAGGGACCGTTCCACTTGCGATCAATAGCTCATGGGTTTCTGGCGGAACAACAAAGTATTCCAACCACATCCACCTTACAGGTACATCTATTGATCTAGACAATAACGCACCTACAGATGAATTACGTCTGGCATTCTCGGTAGTAAATCGTGTAGGACAAGATCCAATAACTCCAGGAACTATTAATCAGCCAGAAAGCGTACGTATTCTTGTTGAGTTTAAGTCAACAGAAAGCGATACAGCACCAGCTGCTGTGCAGTATGCAAACTTTGAGGTAGACCTTGTCCAGGGTTCTGGTGGAGTAGACTTTGCAACAAATAGATACTTTACCATTAGCAAGAAGCTTGAAGACCTAAGAAAGAGTAGCGGATTCACCTGGAGAGCTATAGATGTTGTCAAGATTTCGGCTTGTGTTATTGACGGCGGTGTGCCATCTAGCGACTTCTACGTTTGCCTAGATGCGATTAGAGTAGAAAACGTTACCACGGTAAACCCACTTTATGGTATGACTGCTTACACGGTTGTAAAGACAACAGATGCTGAGACTATCGTAAAGTCTCCAAACACAAGTAACTTTGTGGAGTTCAGGTTTGGTCTAGGAATTGACGGGGTATAGCGATCACCCATGGCAGATTCAGGCATTAAGAATGTAAGAATATTTAGAAGCAAGCTTCCAACAGTTGCTCTAAATAGTGACTATCTAATTAGATATCGCATTGTCTCAGAGGACAAGAACAAGACATCTCACTGGTCTCAGATCTATTCAATTACCAATACATACGTAGATGCAGACAACATTATCTATCTAGATGGTGGAGAAGAATCATGACAGATATTTCGGTTATTCAGCTAAGACGTGCTACAGCAGCATACTGGACAACATCTAATCCAGTTCTTCGTAGGGGAGAGCCAGGATTTGAAATTGATACTTTAAAGCTTAAGATTGGCAATGGCTCAACTGCCTGGAATTCTTTGGCATACCTAACACCAGACGATTTAGTTACAGAGACAGAGCTTAATACTGCCTTGGCAGGATTTACAACTGTTCCAGCTGGCGTAATATCTCAATATGTTGGTGCCACTGCCCCAACTGGATATCTATTCTGCCGTGGTCAGCAGCTAGATCGTACAGCCTACCCAACACTATTTAACGCACTTGGCGGAACATCTTCTCCATATGGTCTACCAAATAGCACTACGTTCAATGTTCCAGACCTACAGACTAAGGTTGCTGTTGGTAAGTCTACTGCTGGGCGTTTTGCTACTCTTGGAAATAGCGGTGGTGCAGATACTGTTGCTCTAAACGACACACAAATGCCAGTTCACAGCCACACTGCATCATCAACACAGGGTAACCACACCCACGGTGCTGGTGACTATGGCCACGCACACAATACCTGGAACAACTATACCGTTGCAGCTGGTGGTGGAGCAATTATGACTGGTTCTGATGGTGATGGACGAGGAAACGCAACAGCTACAGGGTATGCAAGTATCTATATCAACCAGGCAAGTGCTGGAGCTATTACGACTACAGTTGGAAATGCTGGTGGGTCTGGTGGAGTTACACAGGCTCACGAAAACATGCCACCATTCGTTGTTGTTAACTACATCATTAAGACCTAGTCGTGATATACTAGACATACTATGTCAAGAATTCCAACACCAGAACGTGGCCAGCCTCTAGATCTTTCTTACATCTATGCAATGGCAGAAGCAATTAATGATCTATCAGAAGAAGGCTCAGCACTAAGTCAGGGCAATAACTTTATCCTTAAGGATAAGAGTGGTGTCTCAACATCATCAAAGCTATATGGTGCACAGGTTACTGGTATGTACGTAACCGTTGCAGCTTCAAGCTTTAATAGCTCCTCTAACGAGTCTACACAGACTGTAAACTTTACACCAGTGTTTGCGTCACCACCAATTGTAACTGCTACTATTGTAAATACTGGCGGTACAACATCTGGAACAGACGTATCTGTAGTCCTAAAGAACATTACAACTAGCTCAGTTGACGTAGTAGTTAAGTTTGCCACATCAGAACTTTCTTCTGTCGGTGTAAACCTAATCGCTATCGGCCTACCATAGGAGTATCGTGATAAGTAGAGAAGAATATAACTCTGCACCGATTATCCCAGGGAACAAGAAGGTTTGGTTCCTAAACGGCGACTTGGTCAGATCTCACCATATCAATAGAGCTAATGGCATCATGACTGTAATTAATATTAATACTGGTCAGATGGAAAGCTGTTTGGTTGGTGACTTTAAAAAGAATAGATTAAGAGCTTATACAGTTAATGAGACTGCTAAGTTAGTTAATCGTCATAGAAAGTATATGCCACAGCTAATGGAAAAGGGTACAATCCCTCTCCCAACTGGATCATCCATTGGAAAAGAGCGAGGGTGGCAAATTAGATCTTACTACTCAGAATTGCAGGTAATGGAGATCCGTGATATACTTGCAACCTACAGTATTGGCCGTCCACGTAAAGACGGTCTGATTAATAACGATATCACTCCAACAAGACAAGAGTTGACAAGACGAATGGGAGATGGTATTCTTACATATACAAGGACAGAAGACGGCAGGTTTATTCCTGTTTGGTCAGAGTCCATTTAATCCTTTGAGAGGGTATGAGAGAAAATGCAAAACGAACAAACAAAGATTAATGTTACCTTGGGCTATACGCTTAATCTAGGTAACTTCCAGTCTCTTCGCATTGACCTGGGTATTGAAGACTCACGTCGTGATGGAGAGACGATTGACGAGGCATTCAGTCGAGTGTATAGCTTTGTCGAGACTAAGCTTACAGAGAAGATCAACGAGTCTAAAGACGAAATTCCAGAGTAATGGCTGAACGCAAAGACCGAATGGCTTTGCTCAGTCGCTACGCAAAGCTTCATAACTTTCACTATGAGGAACGGTCACTGCTTAACCTTAACGTAGAGCAGTGGGCTGCAGATGCCCTCATAGAATCATACGGTATGGAATACTGCTATGAGATTATGCAATACTACTTTGATGTTGCAGCAACACCAACATGGAAGTATTTTGCATACAATACGGATGACATAATTAATGCCCGTAAACAATCAGAACGAGACAAATTAGAGCGTGCACAACGCAGAGAAATGGCAAAGGCGTGGTTAAGTGAGTAATACAGAATCAAAGCTGATTTCAGCAGTACTAGAGGATAAGCAAGTCCATGTTTTGCTACAGGCAAACGTAGACAACATTCTACGTACCCATAATGATATCTGGACGTTTATCCGTAACTACTTTGAGCAGAACGGATCAACTCCACCAACTGCACTCGTTGTGGATAAGTTCCGTGACTTTGAGCCAGTAGCTGGGGTGGGTGCAACTAAGCACCACCTAGATGAACTACAGGCTGAATTCATGAACGATAGCCTTAAGGACATTCTACGAACCACTGCGTCTGAGGTTCAGGATGGCAAGGCACCAGAAGCACTTGAACACCTTATCTCAAAGACATCAGAACTAAAGAAGAACGCTGCGGTAATTCGTGATATCGATGTAACAGACATTGACTCTGCAGTTGCCTACTACGAGAACGTAAAGAAGCAGATGGCTGCTGGATCAGTTGGTATCAAGACTGGCCTTCCAGGGTTTGATAACTACCTCCCTGCTGGAATTACTCCAGGACAGCTAGGCGTATTCTTGGCATACCCAGGTATTGGTAAGTCTTGGCTATCGCTTTATTTTGCGGTACAGGCATGGAAACAGGGACGATCACCACTAGTAATCAGCCTTGAAATGAGTGAGACAGAAGTCCGTAACCGTGTATATACAATCATGGGTGAAGGTCTGTGGTCACACCGTAAGCTGTCTTCTGGTGAGGTAGAGCTAGATACATTGCGTATGTGGCACAAGAAGCACCTTGAGGGCAAGCCAGAGTTCCATATTATCTCTAACGATGGTGGTGGAGAAGTTACCCCATCTGTAATTCGTGGTAAGATCGATCAGTACAAGCCAGACCTTGTTATTGTTGACTACTTGCAGCTTATGTCTCCTAATACTAAGTCTGATAGCGAAGTTGTTCGTATGAAGAATCTATCTCGTGAGCTTAAGCTTCTGGCAATTGGTGACGAGATTCCTATTCTTGCAATTTCATCTGCAACACCAGATGACGTTAACAAACTAGATACTGTTCCAACACTTGGACAGACTTCTTGGTCACGCCAGATTGCATACGATGCTGACTGGGTAATGGCACTTGGACGTGGTACAAACTCTGATATTATTGAGTGCGTATTCCGAAAGAACCGTAATGGTTTCATGGGTGAATTCTTAGTCCAGGTAGACTTCGATAAAGGTTTCTACAAGTACAAAGATTATGAAGATAACTAGTATAATTAAAGCATGGACGCTTTTCATCATAAACCACTTAAAAAGTTTAGCCTCGATGGAAACATTCATGACGACTCAGCAATCTGGAGACTTAAGACTGAATACATAGGTCTTCTAACTACAGAAATGAGATTGTCTGGATACGTGCCAAGACTTGACATCAATGCAGACTTTACAATAGAATACAATGAACAGAAACAACACTTTACATTTGAGTTATCATTATATGGAATATACGTAGGAAAGAGAAAGAGCGAATGGATTACAGGGATAGACGAAACAAAAGTAATATATACACAGAAGAACAAGTCAAGCGAGTCCTCGCAGGATCTGGAATCACCGTCGAATCTGAAGTAGATTCAGACTTTATTATCTTTTGCCCATTCCATGGTAACCACCGTACGCCAGCTGGCGAAGTAGACAAGACATCTGGCATCTTCTTTTGCTTCTCTTGTCACAAAGCATGTGACCTGATCGAGTTGATCATGCACACATCTGCTAGAACATACTTCGAGGCAGCACGTTATATCAAGGGTAAAGAGACTGCTAGCGATCTATCTACTGATATAGATAAGCAGCTAGACAAGGCACCAGACTACGTTCCATTTGATGAACTCATTGTAAAGAGGCTCAACGCATCTGCACTTGAGTCCCCACGTGCTGTTAGATACTACCAGGGTAGACTCATTACCAAGGAATCTGTAAAGAAGTTTGGTCTAGGGTATTCTGAAAAGCAAGACATGGTAACTATTCCAGTACACTCACCAGACGGTTTGTGTGTAGGATTTGTTGGTAGGTCTGTAGAGGGCAAGGAGTTTAAGAATACTCCCAAGCTGCCAAAGAGTAAGGTTTTGTTTAACCTACACCGTATCAAGACATCTAGGACAGTCTATGTCGTAGAGTCATCATTTGATGCGATTAGGTTGGATCAGTGTGGCATGCCAGCGGTAGCTACACTAGGTGCCAGTGTTAATGGTACACAAATAGGTCTACTTCAAAAATACTTCAATGACATTATCGTCATTGCAGATAACGATGAAGCAGGTGGCAACATGAAAGATAAGCTTGTTGAAAAGCTTGGATCTCGTGTTACCGTATTGCAATTAGAAAAACAATACAAAGATATTGGCGACATGGATGACGAGTCTATTAAAAAACTTCACCAGGGGTTTGACAAGTCTATCCAAGCCATGCTAAACTAATATACCCACTAAGGGAAAATAATAAACAAGGAGAAATAAATGAGTGTAATTAAAGGGCTAAAGAATATCAACGCACTACTTGATAAGCCAAAGTATGATGAAAACGCACCACGAGTACGCTGGCTCAAGCTAGCTGACGGTCAGTCGGTCAAGATTCGTTTTATCGAAGAGCTTGATGAAGACTCTGCCAACTACGATGCAGACCGTGGTCTTGCTCTCGTAGTCAAGGAACACACCAACCCAAAGGACTACCGTCGTAAGGCTGTGGACACCATGGACACTGAGGGTCGTGACTGGGCAGAAGAGATGCACCGTAAGGATCCAAAGGCTGGCTGGCGTGCACGTCTCCGCTTCTACTGCAACGTGCTTGTAGATGACGGCATTGATGCACCATACGTTGCCATTTGGTCAATGGGTGTAAGCAAGCAGTCCTCGTTTAACACTATTCGAGAATACGCTCTTGAGACTGGCAGCATTTCAAATGTTGTATGGAAGCTCAAGCGTAACGGTCAGGGCACTGAGACAAGCTACACGCTTATCCCATCGGCACCAGACTCCGAGCCATTCGCATGGAATGACACCAAGCCATTCCCACTTGAAATGGCACTTCAGCAGATTCCATATGCTGAGCAGGAAGCATACTACCTCGGCTTTGATGCCCCAGGTGGCGGTTCTTCCGTAACATCATCTACCATCGACTGGTAGCAGTACAGGTGGGAGTCACTAGCTTACTGGTGGCTCCCATCTTCACCACATACTTATTCACGCACGTAAACAAGAAAGTTATTCAATGAGCTACGTTGGACTTCACGTTCACACTCACTACTCGCTATTCGACGGCATCGCCACTCCACAGGAATATGTGGACCGAGCAGTAGAGCTGGGTATGCCAGCAATTGCAATCACAGACCACGGATCACTCTCAGGTCACCGTGAAATGTACCGTACCGCCAAGGAGGCAGGCGTTAAGCCAATCCTAGGTGTCGAGGGCTACATGGCACAAGACCGTTTCGATCACCGTGATGCATCAGAACGTGAGCACGTTCTAGACATGGTTTATAACCACATCGTTATCCTAGCAAAGAACCAGAAGGGGCTTGAGAACCTTAACAAGCTAAATGAGATTGCTTGGACAGAAGGTTTCTTCAAGAAGCCACGTATTGACTTTGAGGTTCTAGAGCAGTACAGCGAAGGCCTTATTGTCACATCTGCATGCCCAAGCGGCATCGTTGCTAAGTCTATTGAGACTGGCGAGCTTGCTGTGGCGAAGGAAAAGATTGAGTGGTTCCACCGTGTATTTGGTGACGACTACTACATCGAGGTAATGCCTCACAACGCACCAGAGATTAACAAGGTTCTCCTAGAGCTTGCAGACGAGTACGGAATTAAAGCGGTAGCCACACCAGACTGCCACCACTCTGATCCAAGCCAGAAGGAAATCCAGGAACTCAAGCTTATCCTTAATACCTACTCGAATAAGATTGAGAAGGATGCTACATACGAGAAGTCTCTTGAGCACGATAACCTTATGGATCGTCTTGACTACCTATACGGTGCTGACCGTCAGATGTCATTTAATAAGTTTGACATTCATCTTCTCTCTTATGAGGAGATTAAGGCTGCTATGGAAAAGCAGGGTATCGTTCGTGAAGATATCTATGCTAACTCACTAGAGATTGCCAATAAGGTACAAGACTACGACATCAAGGACCACATGGACTTGCTGCCAGTACAGTACCCAAAGCCAAATGAAGAGCTCATGTCTCTTGCCCTAGAGGGTTTGAAGACACGTGGTCTTGAAGGCAATCAGGAGTACCTAGATCGCCTGAATGAAGAAATGCAAGTAATCTCCGACAAGAACTTTGGTCCATACTTCTTGGTCGTCCGTAATATGATTTCATGGGCAAAGAAAGAAGGTATTCGTGTCGGTCCTGGTCGTGGTTCGGCTGCTGGTAGTCTTCTCTGCTATGCTCTTGGTATTACAGATATTGACCCGATTGTTCATGGACTTCTGTTCTTCCGTTTTATTAATCCAGAACGAAATGACTTTCCAGATATTGATACTGATATCCAGGATTCTCGTCGAGACGAGGTAAAAGATTATCTAGTTAGACAGTATCGTCACGTAGCATCTATCACTACATTCCTTACCTTTAAAGACAAGGGTATGATTAAGGATATTGCACGTGCACTACACATCCCACTACCAGAGGTAAACAAGGTATCTAAGCAGATTGATACTTGGGATGAATACTGCACATCTAACTCAACCCTAGAGTTCCGACAGAAGTATCCAGAGGTAGAAGAGTTTGGAGAACAGCTACGAGGCCGTATCAAGGGTACTGGTATCCACGCTGCAGGCGTTGTAACGGCACGTGAGCCGATCTTTAAGCATGCCCCAATGGAAACACGTACAGACCCTAAAACTAAGCAGCGTATCCCTGTGGTGGCTGTGGACATGGGTGAGGCTGAACGCATTGGTCTGATTAAGTTGGATGCTCTGGGTCTAAAGACTCTCTCGGTACTCGATGACACTCTTAATATTATTAAAGAACGTCATGGGCAAACGATTGAGCTCCTAGACATTAACATGGACGAGCGACCAGTCTACGATATGCTTTCTGCAGGTCACACCAAGGGCGTGTTCCAGTGTGAAGCTACACCATACACCAACCTGTTGGTAAAAATGGGGGTAAAGAATCTAGATGAACTATCTGCATCTAACGCACTAGTCCGTCCAGGTGCCATGAATACCATTGGTAAAGACTACATCGCACGTAAGCATGGCAAGCAGAGCATTAGCTTTAGCCACGTTAAGATGAAGGCATTTACTTCTGATACCTATGGCTGTATCCTTTATCAGGAACAGGTTATGCAGGCTTGTACAGAGCTTGGTGGTATGACTATGGCTGAGGCTGACAAGGTTCGTAAGATCATTGGTAAGAAGAAGGATGCTAAGGAGTTTGACCAGTTCCAGGATCAGTTCGTTAAGGGTGCTTCACAGTACCTTGGTGAAGAGGGTGCTAGAAACCTATGGCACGACTTTGAAGCACACGCTGGTTATTCGTTTAACAAGTCACACGCTGTAGCCTACTCTACGCTTTCATACTGGACTGCATGGCTTAAGTACTACTATCCAATTGAGTTTATGTTTGCTCTTCTTAAGAACGAGAAGGACAAGGATGCACGTACTGAGTATCTAATTGAAGCCAAGCGTATGGGTATCCCAATTCGTTTGCCACACGTTAACGAGTCTGACAATGACTTTAAGATTGAGGGCAAGGGTATTCGCTTTGGTCTTTCTGGAATTAAGTATGTATCTGATAACATTGCTGGCAAGTATCTTGCAGCACGCCCATTCAAGTCATACAAGGAGCTAGAAGACTTTACATTTGCCAAGGGTAGTGGTGTCAATAGCCGTGCACTAGCTTCTATGAGACTGATTGGTGCAACAACCTTTGATGACTGCCCACGTAACGATGAAGAGATTCGTGAGAACCTTTACGAGTACCTAAACCTACCAGAGTTTAACATCTCAGTTCCAGCACACTTCCATGCTTTCATTAGCGAGACAGTGGACTTCGAGGAGAAGGGGGCATTCATTGTCATGGGAATGGTCAAGAACATTAAGAGAGGTAAGGGATGGTCACGTGTTGAGATCCTAGATAAGACTGGTGTTGTTGGTATCTTTGACGACGAGCAGACTACGATTGAGCCAGGTAAGACATACATTGTGCTTGCCAGCGATAACCGTATCCTTTCTGCAATCCCCGTAGACGAGGCCAAGGGCTCTGACAACGGTATTGTTAAGTTCCTAAGCTACAAGCAGCTTCCATATACTGATGATGAATTGTATGTCGTGTCATTCAAGCCACGTGTAACTAAGGCTGGCAAGAAGATGGCATACCTAGTTGTAGCAGACACATCACGTGAGCTGCATTCTGTGACGGTATTCCCAACACAGTTCCCCAAGGCCTACATGAAGATTAAAGAAGGCAAAGCATATAAGTTTGATTTGGGTAAAACCAAGGATGGCACAATCATTATGAACGACGTTACAGAATAAGGAGAAACAATGTTTGACGATCTATCAATTGAGTTACACAAGACAGCAGTAGAAAAAGGTTTCTGGCCAGAGGATGTTGATGACATCTTTGTGACCAAGCAGCTTATGATGATTGTTTCTGAGGCCGTAGAGGTTATGGAAGCAATCCGTAAAGATAAGGGCGAAGAAGAGATTGCAGATGAAATGGCAGATATTCTTATTCGCACATTCGACTTGTACGCTGGTTTAGTCGAACACGGGTATACTAAGGTATCCCTCGATTACGCTTTCGAGCAGAAGACCAACATCAATAAGTCACGACCAGAGAAGCACGGAGTACGATTCTAATGATTACAGTATATACAAAGCCAGCATGCGTTCAGTGTGAGCAGACTAAGAAGCTTTTGACCAAGAATGGTTTAGAGTTTGACACGGTAGACATCACACAAGACGAAGAAGCATATAACAAGATTGTTGGCATGGGCTTCTTGGCAGCTCCTGTAGTTATTGCAGGTGAAGACAGCTGGGCAGGGTTCCAGCCAGATAAGATTAATGGGTTGGTGGACTAATGGCAATGACGGTAGACGATGTACTAGCTGCATTGAATCCAAAGCTACGCAAGAATCTGTTTGTTGGTGACGACATGCCAGAAACAATCCTGCAACCAACACCAAGCTATGGCCTCAACAAGGCACTTGGTGGAGGCTTGCCATATGGTCGTCAGGTATTGATCTGGGGCAGTAAGTCATCAGCTAAGTCTTCTATGTGTCTTCAGATGATTGGTCTTGCACAGAAGGAAGGCAAGATCTGTGCATGGATTGATGCAGAGATGTCGTTCGACAAGTCCTGGGCTGAAAAGCTAGGGGTAGACACATCAAAGCTTATCTATTCACAGTGTCGTACAATCAATGAGATGGTAGACCTAGGGACAAACCTAATGCATGCAGGTGTAGACCTTATTGTTGTAGACAGTATTACATCACTGCTACCTGCAATCTACTTTGAGAAGGACTCTGACGAGCTTAAGCAGCTTGAGAACACCAAGCAGATTGGTGCTGAGTCACGAGACTTCTCTAATGCATGGAAGATGATTAACTATGCTAACAACAAGCCTAAGCCTACGTTGTTTGTTTTGATCTCTCAGTCACGTAACAACATCTCTGCTATGTACACTTCACAGCAGCCAACAGGTGGACAGGCTACAAAGTTCTATTCATCTACAGTTATCAAGCTGTTCTCCTCTGAGTCTGACAATCAGGCTATCAAGGGTAAGATTCCTGTGGGAGACAAGCTTATTGAAGATAAGATTGGTCGTAAGATCAACTGGGACTTGCAGTTCTCTAAGACATCTGCAGGCTTCCAGTCTGGTAGCTATGACTTCTACTTTAAGGGAGCTAACATCGGCGTAGACGGCGTTGGAGACCTTGTGGATACTGCTGAGCTCGCAGGTATTGTAAATCGCACTGGAGCATGGTATATTGTATCTGAAGATAAAAAGATTCAGGGTAGAGAAGCCTTCATTGCCTACGTTAAGGAGAATGAAGAATTCCGTAAGTCTATTGAGGATAAGCTAAATGGCACGCTATAACGTTTATCCAGGTACCTACATATGTCAGACATGCCATGTTGAGGTTCCAACGATACGATCTTACCCAGATGAAAAACGCTTAACATGGATGTGTAAAGACAAGCATCTTAGTGAGGTAGACTTGAACACTAAAAAGTCTAAGAGTGACTATGAGTGAACGAGGAGAGTCTAAGAGACTAGGTGCTAAGCAGCACAAGAACTCTGGACGGAACACACAAAAGGGCGATGCGACATGGGAAAACTTCTGTGTTGACTTTAAAGAGGTTGGAAAATCTTTTACGCTTAACAAAGAGGTATGGGCAAAAGCCAGTACTGATGCTATAAAGAACCACGCTGATCCAGCAATCATTGTTGTAATCGGTGACGATGCACATAAAACAAGACTGGCAGTGATAGAACTATCACTACTAGAACAATTAATTGAGGATACAAAATAATGAAAATACTATTTCTTGACCTAGAAACAACACCAATGACAGCCCATACTTGGGGACTATGGGACCAGAACATCTCACTCAAGCAGATCCTGGCATCCACAGAAGTCATGTGCTTCGGTGCAAGATGGTACGGACAGAAGAAGGTTATCTTCAAGTCGGTACATCATGACGGTAAGCAGGAGATGCTTAACGAGATTCACCGACTTATGGATGAAGCAGATGCAGTAGTGGGATGGAACTCAGCTGCATTCGATGTGAAGCACCTTAAGCGTGAGTTCTTGGAGGCAGGAATGCTCCCACACTCACCTACAAAGGATATTGACCTTATGACTGTTGTTAAGTCACAGTTTAAGTTCCCATCAAATAAGCTTGACTACGTAGCACAACGTCTTGGAGTTGGTGCGAAGGTAGAGCACTCAGGCTTTGACCTCTGGATTAAGTGTATGGCTGGCAACAGCAAAGCTTGGGCAGAGATGAAGAAGTATCAGATCCAGGATGTTAATCTACTTATTGATCTGTATGAGAAGCTTCTTCCATGGATTAACTCTCACCCCACAGTAGGTATGTATGAAAACATTGACGATGCTTGCCCCAACTGTGGTTCTCAGAATCTACGTCCAGAAGGTGTCTACGTTGGCACCACAGGCTCTTATGACAAGTTCCAGTGCAACGATTGTGGCAAGTGGGTAAAGTCAAGCAAGAGTAATCTTACTAGCAAAACTAGCGGTATCTAGGGGAAAGTGATATACTAAGGTGATGGAAACACAAGTAGAAAACAAAACAACTCTAGAAATGATTAATGGTCTGTCAGATATTGCAGACTTTATGGACGACGAGGAGCTTACAGCTGCTCTGACAATGATTGCAAAACTAATTATTAAACCAGATATCCCATTAAATGTTGCTACCGTTGAGATTGTTAGGCTACAGGCAATTGCCGCCAAGATGTCGTTTAAGGCTACTTGGATGACTAACGTAGATAAGGGAGATCGAGCGAAGAAGAACATATACTATACTGCTGCAGAGGCTGTTAATAACCTCGTATCAGCACTAAAGTATATTACTCGCTAACAACATTATGAAAAGTTTACTACAGCAAGTAATGGAGAAGCCAGCAGAGGCTAAGCTGGCTGATGCCTTTGATGTCAATGGTCTCATTGAAAAGATTCAGCACGGGTATATTGCTAACCGTGGTCCTAAGCACCAGCAGAAGAAGAGCTTTGCTCCTTCTACTATCGCTTACGGCCATGGGGAGTGTGCCCGTTATTGGTACCTCGCATTTGAAGGCGGTACCTTTGAAGACAATGCAGATGCATTTGCAGGTGCTAACATGACCAATGGTACACTCTCACATGAGCGTATTCAGAAGGCTATGGGAGATGCAGGCATCCTTATTGATTCAGAGTTTAAGATTGTAAACAATGATCCACCTATCTTTGGTTACGGTGACGTAATGCTAGATTGGCAGGGAGAACCACTCCTGGGTGAAATTAAGACAATGATGAATGAGGGCTTCGAGTATCGCAAGAATAATCGTAAGCCAAAGACTGGACACTTAATCCAGTTGCTTATTTATATGAAGATTCTTCAGAAGAAGAAAGCAGTACTCATTTATGAAAACAAGAATAACCATGAACTATTGGTAATTCCTGTTCAGATTAATGATTACTATATCAAGTGGGTAAATGATGCGTTTGACTGGATGAGAACAGTACGCAAGACCTGGGAAGATAAAGTCCTCCCAGAAAAGGTGTACCGATCTAATTCCAAGATTTGCAAGTCATGCCCTCTTTCGAAGGTATGTGCAGACGCTGGCAAGGGAGAGATTAGAATTAACTCTTTGGAGCCAATAGATGAAAAACTGTCGCTGGTGTGACGCTAGCTTTAGCCCACGTGTACCATATCAGATTTACTGTTCTGACGAATGCAGAGAACATGCAACGAAAGAAAAGATTGCACAACGTTACGCTATAACAAAGCGTAATAGATTGATTGGCAAGCCCAGGACCTGCAAGTCCTGTGCTAAGCCTCTCTCTGCATATAACGATGGGCAGTTGTGCTCTGGATGTATCGTCAACCCAGGCGATGTTACGAAAGCTCTAAAAGAAATTAAGGGTATGGCAAATGGAAAAGACAAGTAAGTTTGTTTCAATTGATGCAAACAGTACCAGCATTGCATTTGCCGTATGGTCAGATGACAATCTAACTAGTTATGGAAAGATCTCGTGGGCTGGTAAAACAAACTATGAGAAGGTTCAGCAAGCATCTAAGGTAGTGCGTGACTTCTTTAATTACTACGGTGACATGGAGACAGTTGTTATTGAGCACACCGTATTTATGAATAGTCCTAAGACTGCAGCTGATCTAGCATTGGTACAGGGTGCTATCTTAGGAGCCATGTCAATTTCTGGGGTAAAGACAATCAAGTCTACTAACCCTATAGCATGGCAAACATTCATAAAGAACGGTAGGCTGACCACACCAGAGAAGCAGGTTATTCGTAATGAGAACCCTGGTAAGTCTGATGCCTGGTATAAAAACAAAGAGCGAGAGTTCCGCAAGCTAAGAACTATTAAGTTTATTAATGATAGATACAAGAAGAGCGTATCCGATAACGATGTGGCAGATGCCATAGGCATAGGACACTATGCAATCTTTAATTGGGATAAGCTTGGTTGACAAGGAGTGCAATGGCTGCTAAACTGTATACGAATGAGGCTTGGCTTCGCAAGAGGTTTCATCTGGACCGCAAGACTCCAGAAGAAATTGCAAAAGAATGTGGTACAAGCGTAGAGACTATCTATGTCTATTTGGCAAAATTTGGATTGAGAAAGAGTAAGAGATGAGTAATAGAAGGCTTGAAGAGGCACTAGTCGCCCAGGAGCAACAGGACATCCTACGTGGACTCCACGAGAAGGGTGCCGATATGGTTAATCATCCTAGGCACTACACATCTGATCCATCTGGTGTAGAGGCAATTGAGATTACTCGTCACCGTAACTTCAATATTGGTAATGCTATTAAGTATCTATGGCGTGCAGGTCTTAAGGACGAGAAGAAGACAGTGGAAGACCTCAAGAAGGCAATCTTTTATATTAGTGATGAAATCAACCGTTTGGAGAACATGTAATGGCAAGGCCTAAGAAGTTTGTGCTTCCAGAGATTGCTCAGAAGTATCAGCGAGAAGACTCCGTAACACTCGAAGACGGTAACGTTATTGAGCGTGGAGACATGTTTAAGATTAAGGGCAAGAATAGTTTTGGTATTGGTGAGTGGGGCATGACTTTTAAGTTTGACCATCTAGTTACTAATACAGAGAATGGCAAGATCTATGTAGAGTGCTTTGAGATGTACCGTGGCAAGGCTGGGGTAATGAGAGCATTCAACGTAGACCGTATCAAGCGTATTCCAAAGAAGAGGAGCAAGCGTGTCAGAACCACAGCTAGTTGAGCATTTAGATCAGGTAAACAAGGTAGTATCAAAGTACCTTGAAGGCAACAATGAGACTGCTATTTCTAAGCAGCTCAACCTTCCACGTCAAAAGGTAGTAGCCTATCTTGATGAATGGAAGCAGATGGCTTCTAACAATGCTGCTATTCGTGAGCGTGCACGTGAGGCACTTGTTGCTGCAGACACTCACTATAACAAACTAATTGGTCAAGCATACGATGTGATTGATGAAGCAACTACAACGGCAAACCTGACAGCCAAGACTACAGCTATCAAGCTTGTTCTTGACATTGAGACTCGTCGCATTGATATGCTGCAGAAGGCAGGACTTCTTGAGAACAAGGAGCTTGCGGAAGAAATGATTGAGATTGAAAACCGTCAACAGGTTCTTGTTGGTATCCTAAAGGACATCGCATCAGAGCACCCAGAGGTTAGAGATAAGATCATGCGTAGACTGTCTGCTGTGTCCAAGGACCAGGAAGTTATTACGGTAGTACACGATGTTTGATGACTTTTTAGATGCTCTGCAAGATAGTCCATTTGCAGAGATTCCAGTAGACGTAAAGACATTCGTTGAGGGGCTAGACTATCTAGGCCAGCCAAACCTGTCTGAGATTCAGTACGATATCGTTCAGGCTATGAGTCAGATCTATAAGCTAGAAGACCTACAGAACATCATGGGTACTGCTGAGGGTACTGCCTACTATAAGAAGTACACAAAGAATGAACTGATTCTGCAGCTTGGCAAGGGTAGCGGTAAGGACTTCGTATCTACCGTAGCCTGTGCATATGTAGTGTACAAACTTCTATGTCTTAAAGATCCAGCTCGCTACTACGGTAAGCCATCTGGCGATGCTATCGATATTATTAACGTGGCTATTAACGCACAGCAGGCTAAGAACGTGTTCTTCAAGGGATTCAAGACTAAGATTGAAAAGTCTCCATGGTTTGCTGGAAAGTTCTATGCTAAGGCAGACTCGATTGAGTTTGATCATGCTATCACTGTTTACTCTGGTCACTCTGAACGAGAATCTCACGAGGGTCTGAACCTCCTCATGGCGGTTCTTGACGAGATCTCTGGTTTTGCTACTGAGGTTGGAACTGGTAATGAGCAGGGCAAGACTGCTGATAACATCTACAAGGCATTCCGTGCATCTGTAGACTCACGTTTCCCAGACCTAGGCAAGGTTGCACTGCTATCATTCCCACGTTTCCCTGGAGACTTTATTTCTCAGCGGTATGACGATGTTATCCTCGACAAGGAAGTAATCACAAAGACTCATAAGTTTATTATGAATCCAGATCTTCCAGAAGACATGGAGGGCAATAGCCTAGAGATTACTTGGGATGAAGACACTATCATCTCATACAAGTATCCAGGTATGTTTGCCATTAAACGTCCTACGTGGGTAGTAAACCCTACCCGTAGTGTGGATGACTTCAAGCTTGCATTCTATACAGACCTAGGTGATGCTATGCAGCGTTTTGCCTGTATCCCTACGTATATGTCCGATGCATTCTTTAAGCAGCGTGACAAGATCCAGGACTGCATGTCTATTAGAAATCCTCTAGATAGCAACAGACGTTTTGATGAAACATTTAAGCCAGACCCGACAAAGAAATACTTCGTCCATGCCGACCTTGCACAACTTCACGATAAGTGTGCGGTAGCAATTGCTCACGTAGAAAAGTGGGTAGACATTCAAGTCATTAAGGATTACAATCAGGTAGCACCAATCGTTGTAGTAGATGCTGTAGCGTGGTGGGAGCCAAAGGTGGAAGGTCCAGTTAACCTATCTGAGGTTAAGCAGTGGATTCAAAACCTACGTCGTCTAGGCTTTGATATTGGAATGGTTAGCTTTGACCGCTGGCAGTCGTTTGATATCCAGAATGAGCTTAAGCAGGTTGGTATGCGTACTGAGACTGTTTCTGTTGCCAAGAAGCACTATGAAGACATGGCCATGCTTGTTTATGAAGAGCGACTTGTCATGCCTGCCATTGATCTTCTGTTTGAAGAGCTTACAGAACTTAAGATTGTTAAGCAAACACGAGTAGACCACCCACGTAAAAAGTCTAAGGACCTTGCGGATGCTGTGTGTGGAGCTATCTTTGGTGCTATCTCTCACACTCCAAAAGATAACTTTGGTGAGGTTGAGATCCATACATTCCGTGACAGACCAAAGAATCAAGAGCTTGCGTTAGACAGCAACAACGTGATACAATTAAGACCCAAAGAGATTCCAAATGATGTTCGAGACTATCTCGACAGCTTTAAAATGATTTAGAACGGGTGGTATGATTGTCTCTAGACATCGTTTACTATTCAAACCGTTCTGGCAATACAAAACGTTTTGTGGAAAAACTTGGGTATGAGAATATCTTTAGTGTCTCACAACTCCCCTTAGCAAGCAAAGAGTATGTTCTCTTTGTACCCACTTATGGTGGTGGCAACGGGGAGTATTCCATCCCTAGACCAGTAGCAAAGTTCCTAAATGTTAAATCAAATAGAGACTTGCTGCGTGGCATTGTAGGGTTTGGCAATACAAATTTTGGTGATCATTACTGTAAGGCAGCTTACATGATTGCTCATAAAACAGGTGCACCACTCCTGGCAAAGGTGGAACTTCTGGGGACTCCAGAAGACGTTGAACTAGTAAAACAAAGAATGAGGGAACTTAATGAGCAATTACAGCTATCATGAGCTAAACGCTATGCTTAACCTGTATGGTGCAAACGGAGAAATCCAGTTTGATAAGGATAAGGAAGCAGCAAAAGCCTACTTCCTAGACCACGTAAATCAGAACACTGTGTTCTTCCATACCCTCGATGAGAAGCTTGACTATCTTGTTGAAAATGAATACTATGATAAGTCAATCCTAGAGCAGTACGACTTTGCTTTTATTAAGCAACGCTTCCAGCAGGCATACAACGTAAAGTTCCGCTTCGAGGCATTCCTAGGTGCGTACAAGTTCTACACTGGCTATGCCCTTAAGACATTTGATGGTAGTCGCTACCTAGAACGCTTTGAAGATCGTGTCGTAATGAATGCCCTCATGCTTGCACGTGGTGACAAGAAGCTTGCTACCCACCTTGTAGATGAAATCATCTCTGGTCGGTTTCAGCCAGCTACTCCTACGTTCCTTAATGCTGGTAAGGCACAGCGAGGTGAGTTCGTGTCTTGCTTCCTTCTCCGTATTGAGGACAACATGGAATCAATTGCTCGTGCGATCAACTCCTCACTACAGCTATCTAAGCGTGGTGGCGGTGTTGCCCTTAACCTAACCAACCTCCGTGAGGCAGGGGCACCAATCAAGAAGATTGAGAACCAGTCATCAGGTGTACTACCAGTAATGAAACTACTTGAAGACTCATTCTCGTATGCTAATCAGCTAGGTGCACGACAGGGTGCTGGAGCTGTGTACCTCAATGTACACCACCCAGATGTAATGTCATTCCTTGATACTAAGCGTGAGAACGCTGACGAGAAGATTCGCATTAAGACTCTTAGTATCGGCCTTGTTATTCCTAACATCACTCTTGAGTTAGCTAAGGATAATGCAGACATGTATATGTTCTCTCCTTACGACATTGAGCGTGTATATGGTAAGCCTATGGCTGACATCTCCATCACAGACATGTACCAGGAGCTTGTGGATAACCCAGAGATCAAGAAGACTAAGATGAAGGCTCGTGTGCTCTTTGAGCGTATTGCTGAGCTGCAGTTTGAATCTGGATACCCATACATTGTGTATGAAGACACCGTAAATGAGGCTAACCCTATTGAGGGTCGAATCAACATGTCTAACCTTTGTTCTGAAATTTTGCAGGTATCCTCGCCATCAACCTATAACGCTGACCTTAGTTATAAGGAAATTGGTAAGGACATCTCATGTAACTTAGGATCATTAAACATCGCAAAGGTTATGGAGTCACCAGACTTCGGAAAGACCGTAGAAGTCGCTGTACGGGCTCTCACAAGCGTTGCTGATATGTCCTACATCGAGTCTGTAATGTCTATCGCTGAGGGTAACAAGAAGTCCAGAGCCATTGGTCTAGGACAGATGAACCTACATGGATACCTAGGCAAGTCTAAGATCCACTATGGTAGCGAAGAAGGTATTGACTTTACTAATATCTACTTCTACTCAATCCTATTCCACGCTATCAAGGCATCTGCCACGATGGCAAAGGAAACTGGAGAGACCTTTGATAACTTTGAAAACTCTAAGTACGCTACTGGTGAGTTCTTTGATAAGTACATTAACCAGGAATGGAAGCCTGCTACACCAAAGGTAGCTAAACTATTTAAGGATTCAGGCATCGACATTCCTACTCAGAACGATTGGGAACACCTTGCTAAGTTTGTTAAGAAGCACGGACTATACAACCAGAACCTTCAAGCAGTACCACCTACTGGTTCGATTAGTTATATCAATAACTCTACTAGCTCTATTCACCCTATTGCTTCTCAGATTGAGATTCGCAAGGAAGGAAAGCTTGGTCGAGTCTACTACCCTGCACCTTTCCTTACCAATGATAATCTTGAGTATTTTAAGGATGCCTACGAAATTGGCCCAGAAGCAATCATTGACACCTACGCAGCTGCCACACAGCACGTAGACCAGGGATTGTCTCTCACCTTGTTCTTCAAGGACACCGCAACTACCCGTGACGTTAACCGTGCTCAGATCTATGCATGGCGTAAGGGTATTAAGACTATTTACTACATTCGTATTCGACAGATGGCCCTAGACGGTACAGAGGTTGACGGATGCGTATCATGTATGCTATAAAGGAAGTATGGGAAAAATGATTACAAGACCAGTTAACTGGAATAAGATTGAAGACCAAATTGATTTAGAGGTCTGGAATAGACTCACGTCTAACTTCTGGCTACCAGAAAAGATTCCACTCTCTAATGACATTCAGTCCTGGGCTACGCTGCACCCAGATGAACAGCAGCTAACAATGCGAGCATTTACAGGTCTTACCATGCTGGATACGATCCAGGGTACTGTAGGCTCCATGAGTATTATTGGAGATAGTCGTACACAACATGAAGAAGCGGTTATTACTAATATTGCTTTTATGGAATCTGTTCACGCTAAAAGTTACTCTAGCGTATTTTCAACACTCTGTTCAACAGCAGACATTGACGAAGCATTCCGATGGTCGGAGGATAACCCGTACCTACAGAAGAAGGCGGAGATCGTACTTGCCAATTACCACGGCGATGACCCTGAGAAGAAGAAGATTGCATCAACACTACTTGAATCATTCCTATTTTATTCAGGATTTTACCTTCCTATGTATTGGTCTTCTCGTGCTAAGCTAACCAACACTGCTGATTTGATTAGACTTATCATTCGTGATGAAGCTGTGCATGGATACTATATTGGATACAAGTTCCAGTTAGCATACCAGGAAGCCTCTGAGGCACGAAAGGAAGAGCTGCATGACTTTGCATACTCTCTCCTAATGGAGCTTTACGAGAACGAGGTTAAGTACACTGCCGATCTATATGATGGCATTGGCTTGACATCTGACGTAAAGAAGTTCTTGCACTACAACGCCAACAAGGCATTGATGAACCTAGGTTTTGATGCTTTGTTCCCCAAGGATGTTTGTGATGTTAACCCATCTATTCTTTCATCTTTGTCGCCAAATGCAGACGAGAATCATGACTTCTTCTCTGGATCTGGCTCGTCATATGTAATTGGTAAGCATGAAGCAACAGAAGATGAGGACTGGGACTTCTAATGGAATTTAATGAGTGGATGCAACTAGGCATCGATAGTGGGTGGATTACTGAACCGTTTTGCAATACGCATGACGGTGATCCATATATGACTGATGAAGAGATGCAAGAGTGGGAAGACGGTGGCGATCCATGCCAGCCTGTCTTTAAGATTATCCAGTGAAGATAGTATTTACACCATCTAGCACAGTAGCAGAAAAATATTTTGAGCCACCTCAGAGTGCAGCTAAGTATGTACCTGAGTGGTTTAAGAATATTCCGTTGCACATGGATGGTGAAAAAGAATATGGAATGACTGCCAATGGGAAAGGCCCTAGCAATTTAACGCTTAAGGGCTGCTCCCCATTCCTCGACTCACTAACTACGGGGTATATTATTACCACCCAGTTTGACGTTGAGGTTAGGAAGCAACCTGATGGAAACCTATCCTTTAACTGGGCTGCCGATGCTCCTGGTTATTTAAGTATTCAATCACCAGATCAGGCAGTTGGACTACCTATACCGATGGGGTCATTTCCAGGGGCATTCAAATGGAATCCTCAATGGCAGATTAAAACACCTAAGGGTTATAGCACTATGTTTACACACCCATTGAATAGGGAAGAGCTGCCATTTAGAACCATGTCTGGAGTAGTCGATACAGATGACTATACCCTACCAGTTCAGTTTCCATTCCGTATGCAGGAGTTTGATTCTGATATATTTATCATTCCAAAAGGCACACCCCTGGTACAGGTGTTCCCATTTAAGCGTGACGACTGGACAAGCAGCATTGGAAAGTTTTCTAAAGAAGATGTTGACAAGCAAAGCTTTACCCTGTATTCTAGAATCATAAGATCTTACAAAACACAGTTCTGGAAGAAAAAATCTTATAAATAGCTTGACAAACAGTTTCGACTGTGAGTATAATAGAATAGAAGACCTCGGGATCGCTACAATGACTTTCTAGATAAGTCGTAGTCTTTCGAGTGGGAGGCATCCCTCACGAGCTAGGCGTGGTTATCTCCTAGCACAATGGGATATAGCTCAGCTGGCAGAGCGTTCGACTGTTAATCGAAATGTCCCTGGTTCGAACCCAGGTATCCCAGCTCATAACTAAACAGCGTTTATACACATGCGGATGTTGCATAATGGTAGTGCCTCAGATTTCCAATCTGACGGTGAGAGTTCGATTCTCTCCATCCGTTCGTTACCCACAGGTCTGAACAACTTGTGGGCATACTGGTGCAACCGAAACTTCGTTGCTGCTTCCATTCGGATAGCCGTTCAGGGCGAGTCCACTAAGGGGGTAGCTAGGTTGTACAGCCATTGGGTGTTTCGCATAGGCTTAATCCTGTCCCACGAATGGCACTTGGCCCTATAGCTCAGTTGGTTAGAGCGTCTGCCTGTCACGTAGAAGGTCGCCAGTTCAAGTCTGGTTAGGGTCGCAATTGGAATAAGTTTGATCAGAGTTCTTATTTCGATTATGGTGTAAACTGATCTAAGGGTTAGACACGAGGGTTCCCCACGAATGAAATCAAATTAAACTCTCGTCCATCCACCTCCTAGTTTCGGCTAGGGGGTGAGTTGCCCCTATAGCTCAACGGTAGAGCACCTGTCTTGTAAACAGGAGGTTGTGATCTCGGAATTCACTGGGGGCCCGAGGCTAGTAGTTTTCTACAACGCCTTTCCCCTGTAGTTCATAACGGCTAGAACACCACAGGCATGTGGAGGTTGGTGGTTCAAATCCATCCTGGGGAGCTGATGCAACTAAATATCCCATGGTGTAATTGGCAGCACAACAGACTCTGAATCTGTTAGTTTTGGTTCGAGTCCAGATGGGATAGCTCATAACTAAACAAGGTAGGTTATCCAAGCGGCTAAAGGATGGCGACTGTAAATCGTCCACGAGAGTTTCGTGAGTTCGAATCTCACACCTACCACGCCCCCATCGTTTAATGGTTAGGACGCCAGGTTTTCATCCTGGTAATAGGAGTTCGATTCTCCTTGGGGGTACAGATAAGGAGGCAACATGCCAATCTATGAGTATAAATGTAAGTCTTGTGATACTAAGACAAACATTAATAAGTCCGTGTCTGATCTTGATAAAGAAGAGACATGTGAGACTTGCAATTCTACATTAAACAGGGTATACTCTAGTATAGGAGTTACCTTCAACGGTAGCGGTTTTTATTCAACTGACAAATAGGAGGCAACGCCTTGACAGCTGTAGCAGAAGTTCCAGTAGAAGTAGAAAAGAAAGAGCGTGTTCTAACGCTCAATGATCGATGCGATGCTGGGCACTGTGGTGCAGCAGCCTTGGTAAAGGTTTCTGGTGTATCTGGAGAACTCCTATTCTGTGGACACCACTACAATAAATTTGAAATGTCAGATAATATGGTTAAGTTTGCATTTGATATCATCGATGAACGATGGTCTATGCAGGGCGAGAACCGATTAAAATCAGAAGACTAGGTGATTTAAATGTCTATATCAGAAGACATGATGGAACAATTGATCTTGGATGGATCAGCAGAGTTTGCAGGTATTGATATTGAAAGTGGAGACATGCTCTACAACTTTACCTCAAAGCTACAGAAGCTTCATCCAGAAATATCAAATGAGCTTGAGAAGTACTTTCATTCCTACATAATGAAGTTGTGGGAAAAGGGATTTCTAGAAATGGATATCTTGGATAGCGATCCGACAGTAAAGCTAACTGATTTATCATATGACGAGGCAGCCTTGAGCAGCCTAGATACAATAGAGAGACGCACACTCCAGGCTGTTATTGAAAAATTTGACAGCATGGAATAGTGCATAGTAAGTGGTTTAAATGGAATACTTTATCGGTGCTGCTGTAACGCTAGCTATTGTTTATTTTGTTAATAGATTTATTTCTGTGCGTGCAGAAGAGCAAGAAGAGATGCCACTGGTTTATACGCAAAGTTATGTGTATGAACTGATACGACCTTTTGTCTCAATCTATGGATACGTCACAGAAGAAAAGCAAACCCAGGCAACAAAGCACTTCAATAATCTATTTATTAAAATAGTTTTTACAGAAGATAAAGCATACTGGATCGAAGATACAACATTCTATGTTGCAGATCTAAGCGAAGATGGCCTTGTGCAAAAAGATACAGCCAAACAGGTTGACACAATGTCCATGAGTAAGGTAGAATTAGACGACATAAAAGTTATTGTAGAAAAGTTAACGGAGGGAACAGGCAATGATAGTTGGAATGCAGGGAAGTAAAAACTTCAACGACTACGCAGTATTTCTGCGAGCCATTGGAACAGCTCTAGCTAGTATCCAGGATGGAGATGAAGAGTTCACCATCATGTCTGCAGGACCTTCCAGGGTTAACGAATTTGCAATGGAGTTTTCAAATATTTCTGAGAGAAGCCTTAAGTCACGTGGGATTAAAATCAAGGTAGTTAAAGTACCACCATCGTGGTTTAAGAGTAACATGCATGTAATTAGTTACTTCATGTACTTTAGCCTACCGAAGGAAACACCCTCTGATCTTGTAAGAGAAGCAGAGGATAAAGACATTGATGTTGGAGTCTACAGGTACGCCTAATGCTTAGTAAGAGTGAAGAGGCATTCCTGTCTGTTGCTCGCTACTTTGCAAAGAAGTCAACATCAAGACAGAAGCATGGGGCTATTGTTGTTAAGTCTGGTCGAGTACTCGGTACTGGACATAACAAGAATACTAATGATCCCATGATTGTGTCACCCGAACATATCAAGTCGCATTGTTCCCGTCATGCTGAAATAGAGGCAATACGAGATGCGAACTGGAATGTACGTGGAGCGGTACTGTACGTGGCTAGAATAAACAACCACGGCCAGGATCGTAATAGCAAGCCTTGCATACGCTGCGAGGTAGTTATTGAAGAAACCCAAATAAAAAAAGTAATCTACACAGAGAGCTAAGATGATGCAAGTAACATCTCTTGAAAAAATGGAACAAATCGTAAAGAAGAATCGATCACTAAAGTGGGACGGGTGGACAGTAGTAAACGCATTCCCATCTGAGAAGGGTCGAACATCCAAAGACGGTGCTTATATCAACGGTATCTGGCACATTCAGCGTCGCTACGAAGCCAATGAGGCAGGATGGAATATCCCAGACAAGCTTGTGAGGTAGCATGAATAAGAACGAGTGGAAAGACTCTGGATCTTGTCGTGACTACGACACAAACTTATTCTTCGATAAGTATGAAGAAAACGTCAACCTTAGACCAGCCATAGATAAGCTGTGTGCTACATGTCCAATGGTAAAGCAATGCTTTGCAGTCGGCATATCACAGAAAGAATGGGGAGTCTGGGGCGGTATCTATCTAGAGAATGGAAAAATCTCTAGAGAGTTTAACAAACATCGATCAAAGCCTGACTGGGGTCAAACCTGGTCATACTTAACAATGGATAACTAATGACATACACAGATGCAATGGCAAGAGCCTTTCACTCTATTACAGCACCGAAGGGCTTTGGTGTTCAGCTAGAGGATAACGAGCACTTCCTGGTGATACGTGCAAGTGAAAAAGCATTCTTCTCGCTGACAGATGAAGGTAAGAGATCAGCTGTTGAGTATATGGTGAGAGTAAAGAAGGCTCTTGAAGACAACGGTGCGATTGTAATGATTGTACGAGAGGGTGGGGTAGAGCAATGACATTCGATATCCCAACACTAATCGGATTCCTAGCATATTCATTAGTTATTTTAGTAGTAGCTATTGATGACATTAGAATGCGATTTAAGTACCGTCAGATGTTTAAGGCATCTTTGCAGCTCAGCATTGACAAGCTAACTCTTATGAAGAAGTTCGAAGAGCTATCTGTCAAGAATGAATCACAAGATATAGAACAAACTGAGGGCTTCCTAAAGTTTATATCTCAATCTCGTGACTGGGCGTTTACATACATTGAGGATGTGCAGCTTGCCCTGGTTGAGTATGACAATGCACTGGCAACCAAAGATGTAATCCTAATTAATGACACGTACAAAAAGCTTATGGACTTCTTGCCAAAAGACGACGACGAAGCTTAGCAAATATTGTATAATAGATTTACCTGCTCTTAGGAGGGGTAATATAAATAACTCGCTGAAAAGGAGAAAACATGGTAAAAGCATATAACACAATTATGGATGTATTTAATGATCCATTTCTGATTGGGTTTAGTCGGGAATTCGATAGACTCAACACACTAAAGAAGACAAACTCTTCAATCTCATATCCACCATACAATGTAATTAAGTATACAGAAGATGAATATGCCCTATCTCTTGCGGTAGCAGGATTTTCTAGGGATGACCTGTCTGTAGTTGTGGATGACGGCTATCTAATTGTCTCTGGAGAGATTGAAGAGGGTCCTGCAATTGAGCCAGAGTATCTATACAAGGGTATCGCTAACCGTAAGTTCACTCGCAAGTTTGCACTTAGTGAATACATGGATGTAGAGCGTACATCCCTGCACAATGGTTTGCTTCATGTCTACCTCAAACGTGAGGTTCCAGAAGAAAAGAAACCAAAACAAATCTCGATTAACTAATCGGCTGAAGTCCTGGGCATGACTTAAAACTGCTCTTTTTACTGTGATATAATGATCTTATGCCATATCACGTAGGTAAAAAAGGTTCATACGGTTGCTCAGGTTTTGCAGCTGTAAAAGACGACGGCACCGTAATGGGTTGCCACAAGACACGTTCTGCAGCAGCAGGACAGATTTATGCTATTAATCGTAGTGAAGGAAATATAGGTAAAGTTATGATCACTGAAGGTGACTTTGTAATGTTTAAGTGCGAAGACGAGACATACGTCGGACGCATTGAGTACGTAATGACAACTGAAGGCACTCTCGGACTTAAGGGTTCAGAGTACGCAGTAGAGTCTATGCCAGACGACTACGCAGTCTTGATTCGTATCTACGAAGAAGAAGATGGTGTCTGGGAAGAAGAAGATAAGCTTATGTCTAGAAACATGTCAGAGCTTACTAAGATTGCATCCCTCAAGGTTGAGGTGGATGTAGAGGTAGAAATGATGAGCTCACAAGATGGGTCTCCTGCCATGACAATGGTAACAGAGGATGACATGACAGAGCTTGGTAAGCGTGCTGGTGGAAAGATGCCATCCTCAATGGGCCAGCCAGCCGATGCGTCACAGGGACAGTCAGCAATCAAGGATCCAAAGGTTAAGCCAAAGAAGTCTATTGGTGGAGTTGGTACTGCTGGTATTGGTGTAGCTAAGTCTGATGAAGAGCTCCCAGACTCAGAGCTATTTTCTGGTTTTGGTAAAGACTTTACACGTGTGGATCGTCGCACTGAAGTATTCCTTCCAAAGGATTAATTATGGCAGATACATACTCACCAACATCTG